ATTTGGGAATCGCCACACCGACGAGATTCTTGCCCTGCCGGAGAAATCAACGCAGGAAACACTGAATCAGTGGATGGCCGCAGACAAGGTCAACAAAATGGCCTTCCACAATGTCGCTACCCAGTTTCTGTCCCATGAGATCGAATCGGACATGGTGCGGGTTGAAAAGGCCCAGAAGGTGGCCCGTATCTTTCACAACCATGAACACTATCTGAAAGCGGCTTAGGACTCGCTGGAGGAGACGAGAAATTTTCGTCTTCCTTCATAGTTACATATCTCAATGTGTAACTATGATAGGAGATGAACCCCAACAAAGGAGGTAAGATATGAGTTTGAGAGAACTGGAAGAGAAATGCAAAAAGGGTGTAGGTTGCTTCGGCAATCCCACGAGCGAGGTCGTCTGTATTTGTTGCAGGAGCAACAATCCCGAAATCGCTCGTGCTTGCACCGATGTTTCGATCACGGATGTCCTGTTTGTGTACCACAAACGGCAGACTGATTTCTGGACCGTGGCTAAAGCATTCAAACGGAGTGACTTTGAACTGGTTGCTGCTGCCGTTGGTGGATTCCATCTGGAGGAGGCATATGTTATGACCAACTCCTTTGAGAATCCCTGGTGGGATAATAACGATCTCCACGTGGTGAAAACTAAAACACGTTCCACATCTGTCGGGGACGTGATTAGCAGAGGTGGCTTGAATCGTCCTACCAAATACTATGCCGTTGATCGGGTCGGCTTCACACTGATCGGGGAGGCTTAGAGTACATGGATGAAAGGAGGTGAGAACATGAGTTAGGTTATCAAAGGACAGGGAACGTGGTAATGGTCAGCCCGCCCTGTCCTTGAATAACTTAGCCCATAACCAAAAGGAGGTAGGAAATGAAAAAACCCAAGGTCGCAAAACTCAAGTACATCGGCCCCGGTAACTACTGGGTGTGCAAGCTCGGTAACAAGCACCTGCTGAAAGGCACGTACTACGAAGCATGGGAGCGCAAGGTGGAATACGAAGTGTTGGGAGAGTAAAATGCCGGTAGGGCAGGAAACAAGGAGGCTCCTGCCCCTCCGAGATTGTACTAACCCAAACAAGGAGGTAAGAAATGAAAGAACCCGTAAGAATCACAGAGGAGAGAGTCAGTTTTCCCCAAGTCAGAGACTGCAAAGGACATCTGTACCGGGGAGAGTATTTTGACGGTCATTGTGCTATTATGATTGGGAATGCCAATCAAGGCAATCCCGTTGGCAATTTGTCTGTCAATCACCCCGAATTGGAAGAAATGCTCCCAGCTCCCCTCAAGAAGAACCAATTCTTCGTCAAGGAATACAGTGAAGGATTGTTGGTCAATGAGGAATGTTTCGCCACCGGGCTGTTCAAGAAAGTAGCAGAGGGAATCGATGGAGGATACGTCACATTCGGGATTTGGGAATTGATTGAGATGGAAGCTGTGTGAAGGATTAAACCTTGACGGTGAGGGACGAGCTTATCGTCCCAACCCGTGAATGTTTAACCCCAAACCACATAGGAGGTAAGAAATGCAGGAAATGAATCAGCAAGTCCGAGAGAACACCATTGCCAAAGTCTCCAAACTTATGGCATTGGCGAATGACAAGGGAGCCACTTCTGCGGAGGCTGAACTTGCCATGTACCGGGCCACCAAGATCATGGAGAAATACAAGATCGAAATGGCTGAGGTTCAGGCAAAGCGCAAGACCACCAGAAGCGTAGACGAAATGACCGATAGAGAGGATGCCGATTGCTTCTTCTACTCCAAAGGCCACAGCAATTGGGAGTTTAACCTGGCATGGGGCATTGCTCCAATTTTCGAGGTCGAGTGCATTCAAACTTGGGGAAAGTGGTATGTGAATCCCAGGTCAAAAAAGTACGATTGTGACCCCAAAATGGCATTCATGGGAGTTCCCGAGGATGTGGCATTGGTGGTCTATTTCTTTGACTATTGCCAGAACGAGATTGGGAGAGCCTGTGAGATCTACGACAAAAGGATTAAGGTCCAGCACACATTCGCAATGGGCATGGTTGGACGTATCCTCCTTCGACTTAGAGAACTATACAAACGGGTGAAGGAGAATCTGCCCTCCGACTGCTTGGAGATTGCCTTGTACAACAAGGATCTGGCAAAGAACAGAAGGGATCTGGAGTTCCCCATTACTAAAAGAGCAAAAGGAGGACCAAGAATCAGGTTTGACGAACATTACCTCAACGGAGTAAACGCCGGGAAACATGTGCATCTGTCCAGCAATAGAGATCAGGTGCATTAGTTAGTGGTTCTTTAAACGACATGGATTGGAGACCCGTGTCGTTTCGAGTATTACTAACCCACAACAAAGGAGGTAAGAATGAGTCCACAAGAGTTGTACGAAGCGGTGAAGGTCTGCACCAATGCAGATTGGCCTATGGAATCATACTACATTCAAGTTAAGGCAGGAGAGGAGGTTGGTTCCATAAATCCAACCCAATTGATTGACACCCTAATTACTATAGGACCAATCAAAGAGGACACTCCCTTCTTGGTTCATTTTGAAGATGGGGGGGTTGCATTCCATCATCTTTCCGAAATCGAAATCATAAGGATTGATACTTTTTAAGGAGGCTTTTATGAAGGACATCGGCAAAAAGCGGAAGAAAATCATCGAACAATACGGGACGGATGAAAACGAGGAATTCTGCATCCACCCCGGCAAGTTCCAAGGGGAGCCGATTTTCGTTCCGTACTTTCACGACATGATGATGGACGGGATGCAGGACGACACAGGGGACTTGCTGATCGATGGTAAGACCTGCGGCATTCCCATTGACATATTCTATGTCACGGACAGAGACAGAGCGGAGTTCCCCGACCTGTTGGACGACACAGATGAGATACATATCTGGACGGGGGAGCAAGGCTTCGTGGAACATCAACGCATCTTGAAACCCGAAATCACGTAGTAAAACCCCAACCCCACAACGTTTAAAGGAGGTAAGAAATGAATCACATCCTAACGAAGGACGGCAAGCATGGAATCTTCATCAATCCCAAAGATCCCGCATGGGCAAGAGTTCAGGACGCCTTGTACTATCTCGATCCGGCAAGCGGGGCATCAATCGACCGTGCCAAAGGTGTTCTCATCGGTATCGTGTCTACCCTGATGCTGTTCGGAATCAATAACTTCTCGGACATCTGGAGGATTCTGATCCCCCTAATGCCGAGAAATTTTCGGGTCGCTTGTATCCCCCCGACATGGCGGAACGGCGAGAATATGGACATCGTGTTGAATCTCAACAAGGTCATTTCGTATCAGGGACTGATCGAATCCCTGGAAAAGCTGATCGGTGAAGAGGAGGCCGATAAAGTCAAGGAAGACATCATGGATCGTTACCTTGGTATCGTGACATTGATGGACACCTGCAGCCGGAATACGATAAAGCCGGAGGCCATCTTCACTCCGTTTGTCCAACACGGCTCCCAGAACATTGCGGAGTTTACTTTGTTCGACCGGGCAAAGGAACGGGTCGATGGGGCAATCAACTGGCATGGGAACAACACCAGTCAATGGGCCTACGCCGGTGGGCTGTTGGTGCAAAATGGCCGTGTGTCCGTACACACATAAATCCTTTAGAGGGGAGAAACTTGAGAACTTCTCTCCTACGAAGGTTTTATTAACCATAAGGAGGTAAGAAATGAAAAAGGAGTCTTTGCAAACCATTTTATCTGATCACAAAATGTGGTTGGATAATAGGCCAATAGGAAAGAGAGCTGATCTTCGGGGAGCTGATCTTGATTTTTCGTGTTTGCCTCTGTGGTGCGGAAGTTTTGATATGAAAGTTGATGACCGGATTGTATCTCAAATATTTTGCCATTTCACCAGGTTGAATGTTTCAGAATGCTCCCCCTATGTCCGATACTGCCACAGATTCATGACAAATTTATTCGGAAAATTCATGACAAATTTATTCTGCAAATACAGAACGGATGTAGATAACATATAACCCACAACAAAGGAGGTAGGAAATGAGCTTTAAATTGACATGCGGGTACATAGGAATCTCCGTGTCCCATGCCACGATGATTGAGGATGATGTAAAGGACGCCATCCTTGAGTTCATTGAGGAAATTGGGATAGAAAGGCAATTATCTCTCAGTGATCAGGAACTTCTTAAATCCATTCGAAAAGAATGGGATGAAATGAACGATGAAGAAAAGGCCATGACGGTGTGGGAAGAGCTGTTTGATCTTATGGAAAACATCGCCCCTGAATCGGTGTATTTCGGCTCCCATCCGGGAGATGGTTCTAACTATGGGTTTTGGCCTATGTCTTTCGAGGAAATAAAAGACTATACACCTTTCTCCGCCGAGTTCAACGTGGAAAAACTGGCTAAGGTAATAACCAAAGCCGCAGAAATCCACGAAGAATGTTGGAACAAGGAGGCGTACAGTTTGGAGGTGGAGTCTTCTAAGAGAAATTTCATAAGGATGTACGGATCAGAAAAAAGCCATTGGGGAATGTGGGCTGACCCCCAAAGGTTCTACCACTACTCGAAAGAAGAAGCGGCGGAGCTTGCCTGTAAAAACATGGGACTCCCCAGAATCATGGGCCGGTTCATCCAGTTGGCCCTGGATGGATGGTGGAATGATGTTTTGGATTGGTGTGGCCGAATCCGAAAAATAACGGGAGGTGACTATGAGTCCTTCAACGACTAAACACATCATGGAAGACGGGACAGTGTATTTCATGGTGGGGCGTCCCGATGTTGAATGGGACAAGATGTGGGCATTACTTGGAGAGGAAGACATAAACAAAGACAATCCTTCTCCTACCGTCTGCTACAACAACGGAGAAAATTGGCAGTACATGGGAACGTGGAGCCTTGACGTTGGTAAATGGTATCATTCGTTCCGCCATCGATGCCATCCCAATAACAGGAATGATCCTGTTACTATCAACATTCTGGTAACGCCTGTGTTCAAGGAGTACATCTACGATGGATTGTACCCTCTGGACGACCGAACGAAAATGATGTTGTTCGACCGAAACAACTTTACTTTCACTCCCCCGGCGGTTCCCGCAGTTGCATGGAACAAGCGTGACTGGATCAAGTACATTGACAAAAACGGAAGCTGGATGATTTAAACCCCCAAACAAGGAGGTAAGAAATGACAAGAGAGGAGTTTGAAAAATCACGAAAGAAAATTATGGACAATATTATGGGGTCAGTAGATCCAGAATGGGGATGTCCAAATGAAAGTGATTTGGAATATGTTAACATGTGCTCCATCGCCCTGATCCACCTATACGATAAATTTCATTCGGAGATATGGCTCGGGAATATAAACCTGTATGATCATAACCGACATCTCTCCATACTCAAAAAATACGAAGGACAGAAGATCCACACATTTGAATACGCTTATGTTATTCCCTCTATTGACTTAGAACTTATCCGTATGGTGGGAGAACGTGATCGAAAAGAATACACAGGTGTAGAGGACGATGCTCCTTTGGTAACAGCTATTGTAAAACGGGTGTCGGATTTAGGTGGTGCCCATTTGGTATGGGGGTAGATATGGAAGACTTAATGGTAACTGTTCTGTCGTTTGTTCTGAAAGGAATATTTTGTTTGCTTCCTGTTGTTCTATTCCTATGCATTTGCAAAGTTGCTGCTGGAATCATTAGGGGAGACTACGAAACTAAAGATTAACAGCCTCCTACACATGATTAAAAAATCGTGTGTAGTGGGAAGTTAACCCCAACCAACCAAGGAGGTAGGAAATGACAAACGAAAATTCGGTCTGTTTCTATGAGGAGACCATTGTGTATAATGTATTCAAGCTCCTTAGGAAAAATAGGGGCTGGATGACACCTCGTGAAATAGCCCATGAGGTCAATGAGCCTATAGGATATATGTACACAGCATTAGCCAACCTTGTAAGCAAAGGAGCTGTTATCAGAGATAAAGACGGACATTCGTTATATAGGATGAATCCAAAATTCGATAATTTCGTTGTGCAACATCCCAGAAAAAAGCCGGGAAAGAAACGTGAAGGGATGAAAAAATTTGCTGTTCACGTTAGCAAAGATGGAAAATTTAAGGATGTTTTTTCTTTGGCTGAATTGGAAAAACGAATACACGACCAAAAGATGAAATTGGGAGAGGAAATTTGGATTGTACGAACCATTGAAATTCGCCCTGTTGTATTAAGCTAAACCCCAACCACATAAGGAGGTAAGAAATGAAACGAGAAGTTGTTTGGAAAGTAATCGATGAGAAGACCCGGCAAGGATCCAACATTGCAATCCTCATGAAATATGGAATGTCCGGGCCGGGAGAGAGCAGAACCTTTATTTCAAAACATCCGGAGTTTTTCCCTAAGTACTTAAATGGGGAAATAGTCCAGTCCGTTCCCAACACACCAGGAATCTTCTGCTTAAATAGTTTGAAAACAGCCGAGGAGTTTGTCCGGAACAATGGAATCATGTTCAACGCCGAAATCATCAAAGTAGAAGGGATAGACAAAAGAGAGGATGAACTTTGCCTGTTCACTGGATGTGGATATATGCCCGAAAATTTGGGGAAGTTCTTAAAGGGGTGTTTTCCTCCTAAAATGAGAACCCATAATGCATCGCAATATATAAAAGGTATGGTTAATTCAATCGTTCGATTTGGCAGAGTGGTGGTTCTCAAATCCAACGATGATGGGTGGGCAGGAAATCAGGCCCGGGAACTTTTGTCCTGGTTAGATGATGCTTGTGGAGATGCCGCACTTGGAATGATCGAATGCGACGACTGTGGACAGTATCAAGAAAAGTCCAACCAAATGAAGAAAGAAAATCCACATTGGGACAAGTATGACCATTCATCCTGGCTTTCAGAGTACCTCTATAATGATGTGGACGAGCTTTACAGTTTTCTGGCAGACCGTATTTATGATACATCATATGCGGAAGCTGACAGAAAAGCGGTGGCCGAATCACTAAAAGAAATCGGACATTCGGAAATCAAAAAAGCCTGTGATGCCTACATGGAAGGGAGGTAAGAAATGTCTCCCCTATTTGAAAGTCGATGGAAGATAGCTGCGGCAGGATTGGAAAAAGGAGGATGCTCCTATAAAGAGATAATGCTTTGCAAAGGTGTTTTTTATCTTGGAGCACAAACATTGGGGGAATTGTCTACCGTAATCACTGATTCCATAAAAAAGGGAGAAGTAAGCGAGGAAGCCGGATTCGAAATACTGAGTTCTTTAATGATGGAAGTCAAAGCAGGTGGATAAAATTCAATGTAGACTGGGTTTAAGACGTTCGAATTTTAGGGCATGTCTTACTATGTCTTTTTATTTTGAACGCCGCCTACCCGCTCTCAGCAAGCCAGAATCAGGGAGAAACGGCTATACTATAGCCCCCGATAGATAAAATGACGGGGGTAAGTAAGAAATGAGTACCCTAAAAACAAAGAAAGGAGCTAAAAGTGACAAAACCTTCCGTTGTTACAAACTCTATGACACCTGGGGAGCCCATTATGACCGGGAAAGAGAGATACCCAATTCTCGGGTGGGGTATCCCTAAGAAAGAAATTGAATCTCTGCTGGAACAATGCAAAGGACTAAAGCTAAATTGGGATTGCGAGAAAAAAGCCATGTTGGTGTGGAAACACATCAACAGGGGAGTCTTGGTTTTCGGAGAAATGAAAGTGTGGGACGCCGAACACACCGCTACCTATGGGTTCGAATATCACCCTCCCTTTGAGTTTCATGCGTGGATTGAGGAACGAAGTCCAAAAGGACATAGACTGGTACATGATCTCAGCCTCCCTGGTGTAGTTCTAAAAGGATTGGATACATGTGATGAGATAGGACCCATTCTAAAAGGACGAACGCCAATGGCATTGGCAGGACGTATTCCAAAATGGGCCGAATACATCGGTCATGAGTTCTATATGGACAGAAATACAAATATTTTCAGGACTTGAAAAATAAGTGTTGACGGTTAGCAAAAAGTTATGCTACTATTATTAATAATGACATAACAACACAGTTGGGGAGGGGTCGGGGCGTTTGGTCTGAAAGCTTACCTCCACCAAGCGTCCTGGCCCCTAATTTATAGGAGATGAAATGAAAACATATTATTCGGAAGACAGCTCCATGTTCGTTGTAATCCATAAATCTTTTGCCACTGATACTATTGTTTTATCTGAAACAGTGGTGAAAGCAAATAACAAAGAAGAAGCATTAACCATTTTTCTTTCCGAATTCAAACAGAAGTTAAAACGAATTGGAATAAATCTATCCTTTCCTATCATTAGCGATGTTCGTCCATTAACATTCCTATCAAAGGAAACACCATGCTCCAAATAACGTTCTACAATCAGACAGAACAAGAACTTGGAATTATATTTTCCAAGACACCCAAACAATATATCTATCCAGGAGTAGGTCCTTATCATTACAATAAAATAAGGCTTTATCTCAGCAAGCGGAATTGGAGAAAAGCTATATTGATCTTAAATCAACATGGAAAAAGAAAACCTTCTGCTGCCAAAGAGATTATGGAGAAATTAAATGGACAAAGAAACTGAACAATACATGTCAGAAAAACTTGAGGAGGCAGTTCGCAACACCCACAGTATCATGGAAAATCTCAAGACCGCTTTCAAGCATCGGAACTTTTCCCAAAACAGGATCGCCGCACTCAGGCGGATTCAAGAAGCAACGGACTTCATTGACATGGCGATAAAACAGAAAAATGAAGCTAATTTGGGAGATCATGCCGAGGAGTACTACATTGCTATGTTACAAGACATCCGAAATATTCTCTGGAAACAATAAACAGGAGAGCGTATGAACATTAGAACCACCATTTACATTGATCCTGATCTTCACAAAACCGCAAAGAAGATAGCGAAAGAACAGAACCGGAGCTTCTCAAATTGGCTAAACGGAATCTTAGAAAAGGAGACAAAACATGTCCCCAAGAAACACAAAAGCACGACAGGAGTTTCTGGAAGTAGCGAAAATGATAGAAAAAAAGGGGGAAGGAAACCTCCTCTCCGCCTTAGAAGTATACCAACAGCATAATTATCTTCCCTGTGAAGATTGTCCTTTAACAACAGATAGAAATATTATCCGAGAAATCGGGTTTCGTGAAGCGTTACTCGACCTTTCTTCTTCCGCTAAAACTGTCCTCAAAATAATCTTTGATACTCCCTCCGATCTCACCCAAATAGTAATGAACTCATCCGACAAAGCTCTGACTCTTGCCAGAATCAAACGGTATATGACAGGGAAATTAGGTTGGACACGAAAAAGAACCCAACAAAGCATAAACGAGATACGGGATGTGTTAAGGAGTGATTCATGGTAAAACAATGGATGATGGATATAATTTTTGATTTTATATCTACAAATTGGAGTGCATTTGAATCCCACTGCGAATCTTTCGGAAAGGGAATAGCCAAAGAAATATATATAGCACTTGGAGGCAGTCCAGATGATTAAAATCAAAGTTATTAACCTAATAATTAGCCACATGTCTTCCAAGGATTTCAATCTGATTGAACCCTGCCTTACATACACCAAAACGTATTGGAGAAAAGGGAGACATCATAAAACGGAGGAAGAATACGAAGCGACCTGCTATATCAACAAGGTCAGAAAACGAGTCAGTTTTTATACAGGACACATTGACCGAATCCTTGACTACTGTGATGAAAAGGGAATCAAGTGCAAAGTGACTCGGCCCGAAAGGATCAGGGCTATTCCTACCGAAGATCCATATCTTCCCGGCATAGTATTCCATGACAAACAGCTTGAGTTTATAGAGGATGCTATGCATATGGGACAGGGTGTGATTCAAGCCGCTACCGCATTTGGCAAAACTGTTACCTTTTTGGGAATCCTTTCATGTTTTCCGAAAGCAAGGATTCTCATCCTCGTTCACACTACAGACCTCGTAATCCAAATACGAGAGGATTTCGAGAAATACAAATTTGACGATGTTCTGCAAATTGGAGGAGGAAAGCCATTTAAAGGAACATTCGGAAGAATCAATGTGGCTACAGTCCAAACAATGTACAGAATGGACCCCGAAGTGTATAGGAATGAATTTGACATTGTAATAGTGGACGAGACTCACCATGTTTCCAAATTCACAGGCTTTTATGCCAGAGTTCTTGGACAATGCTATGCTCCTACACGTTTCGGATTCACAGCAACATTGCCGGATGAGTGGGAACAAATTCTGGCAATTGAAGCATTCGTTGGAGGCATGATCGGTACGTTTTCCATAGATGAAGCAATCGAAGCTGGAATCATCGTTCCCCCAAAGGTTCGCATATTCAAATCTGAAGGGGTTCTAAAAATCAGATCGGTGACGGATTATAACGAGGTCTACAGACGCGCGGTAATAGATAACGAACCCAGGAACAATCAGATTATGAGGATCGTAAAAGAATACAACAATAAAGGAATGTCACTTGTCGTTATGATTTCCCGAATAGAGCATGGTGACAATCTTATGAGGTGTGCTGACCAACATGGTGTAAAAGCCAAGTTTGTAAGAGGTGATTCATCTGGCGATATTCGGGCGGAGATCAGACACGCCATGATTAAAAAGGATATTATGTGCGTGGTCACAACAATATGGAGGGAAGGTATTGATGTTCCCACACTCGGCGGAGCAATTATTGGAGGTGGTGGGAAGTCATTCATTGCCACTCTCCAAATCGTAGGACGAACGCTCAGAAAATCCGAAGGGAAAACACAGGGTGTAATTATCGATTTCTTTGATCCATGCCACCGCTTTCTTATCGATCAATTTGGAGAACGTGTGTCAATCTATACAGAGAATGGATGGTTATAGGAGGCAAAAATGATAGTTAACCAAACATTGCAATGTGTTGTTAATCAATCTGATAGACGAGAGATTACCACAGACATGATTGTAGAGGCCGAAAAACGGGAAACCTTAGTAAAAAAAATTATTAAGGAGTGTGAAGATTTCCCCGTTTTCACATGGGATTCTACCCATTGTTGGTACGATGATGAATCTTGGGAGGAGGATGAACTTTGGGAATGAAACTAAAAATATCCAGAGAGAAACAACGATTATATGATGTTAAAGGAAACCAATTTTTCTGCAAGGCATACGCACATCCCCTAACCCCCGAAATGTGCAGAGGAAGAAGATTGGTGAATAGTTGTGGTCTATGCGACAACACCTGCGAACAAGCCCAAATAATGGACGAGTTATTTCCACAAAAACTCATGCTGAGGAAAAAGAAATGAGAGAAGGGACTGTAGGAAAAATATTAGATTATATTTTCCTTTTCCTTTGGAGAGGAACAATATTGGGACTTATAATTATATGCACAATTACCCTGATTAAAATCCACACGCAACTATCCGAAATAAAACCGCAAGTGACAGAAGTTCACACCAATAATTTTCCTGATACTCATTTCGTAGATCAGGTATTCAAAAACGTGATGGAGGTAAATAACAATGGCGAAAAAGAAATCGACGGAAAATAATCTCCGGCAATATGAAGAAGCAACCGCGGATGAAAAGAACGAACCAATCAAACCATCCTACGTTTCAAAAGATGGATTTGAAACCGTGATGATTCGAAGGGGATTGTACGAAATCAAATGCCTCTTGATGGATCTGGAAGACAAAAACACCTTCATCTGTGGTGGTTACGTCCGGTACATGGCCTCCCCTACCCAATCCCCTGCCCCTCCCGGTGATGTTGATATTTATTGCTATGACGTGGAAGCCTATGAAGCTTGCCGAATCATGTTTAAGGAATATGATTTAGACATCCGATTCGAAAACGAAATGGCGATCACCTATAAAAAACCAGAGAAATCCGACCATCGTTATTTTGCTTGCCCTACAATTCAATTGATAAAGCCTGTGGTTGAAGGATCAGTTGTCGGGGCCGGAGACATGCAAACTATCCTTGAAAATTTCGACTTCACGATCATTCGATGTGGTCTGAAAGAGGAGGAAGAAATGGATAAAATAAAAACCTTATTCGACAAAATAGTTTCCAATAATCCAGAAGACGAGATTTACGAAAGGATTAACGAACTGAAACCAGAATATGTACGTGATTGGGAAGATGAGTTTGAGGACATTCACGAAGCATATGAAGAACAAGGAAGGGGAGAAGCAGAAAGTCAAACCCTACACGAAATTATACCAGATGAATTAAATCATGATGATACGTTAAAATTGACCGAACTTCTGGCAGAACATTATTATTTGAGTCTAAACTAAAAATGGATGAAATAAAAACCAGAGAATACCTCCATAGAAAATTCAAGCATTTGCAGGGATCAATTCCTCCAGGATGTGTTGGTTGTCCAAATTTTAAATATATGTTCAACATCCAACGAATCGGGATTTGTATATGCTGCAACAAAATGAATGGGGATGTAGAATATGCCAAGAAATGTCGTTATTATTTTAATCATCCAAAAGTTGAAGGAAACACAAAACAAAGGCTGTTGCTTTCTCCAAAGAAAGATGATAAAAAGCCGAAATTAAAGCTAAAACTTTCGGCGGAGAGTCGGTCCTCATCGGTAGGGGAGCGCAACTCTACGGGTTCGAATCCCGACTCCGCCAACCCTAAAATCATGAACAAACAAACCACGTTGTTTTAAAGGAAAAAGAAATGAACCAAGACGAATTCATAGAACTCATGAAGAAACTTGAAAAGGATAACAAAGACCTTTACAAAAGAGGTCTTCTTGATGGTTTTATATGCACCATATCCGGAATAATCATTGCAGGAATTATTGTTGCAGTGTTAGTATCGAAAGGAATAATATAATTATGGAAATAAAAATTCCGTTAATCGTTTGTGGGAAGTGTAGCGACAAGTTTCATCTGTTTGGGACCTACGATCCAAATACCTACGAAGAAGTATGTCAGGTATGCGAAGAATCGTTTTACTCAGAACAAATGATGATAAACCCTCCACACAAATCCGAAGTGGATCTCAAAGACCTGATTTGCACGATTATGAGTATGGTGACTTGATTATGTCTGATCAACTCGACCTATCATTAGTCAGCATTTCCGACTACCTGAAATCACGAAACATCACAATCTATACAGAAGGAAAGAACGTAAAAGACGGTTGGACTAATATCCGTTGTCTCTTTTGTGATGATCGTTCCAACCATCTTGGTATTAGTCCTACTGGAGGCTTCAACTGTTGGCGATGTCCCGCCAAAGGCACCATCATTACATTGGCTATGAAAATTGATGGTTGCGGCTTCTCAAATGCCCTTAAAACGCTTTCAGATTTCAAGGCATATCGTACTATACATGACTATGACAACCCACATTTTGAACAGCCACAGGCCGGTATGCTCAGGGATTTTAAATCTGTTGATAGTGTATTCTCAGATGAAATGATAAGCCCTGATTTATTCCCCGAATATGTTGAGTATATTGTAGGAAGGAATTTCGATCCTGTTGTCTTGATAAAAAAGTATGGTCTATATTGCGGGGGATCAATCGGCAAGTATCACCACAGGATCGTGGTCCCGTTTTATCAGCATGGAAAGAAAGTAACATTCACAGCAAGGGATATAACAGGAACTAACAATATTCCCTATCTACATCAGCCGGTGGACGAAAGCCAGACCCACCCAAAATCAGAACTGTACAATACAGACAACGCAAGGGACACAATTATCGTTGTGGAAGGACCAACAGATGTGTGGAGAATTGGGGATGGGTGTGTGGCACTTTGTGGCATGAAATATACCCAAAAACAGGTGCTTCTTCTGTCTCAATATAAACGGGTTTTTATCATGTTGGATGCTGAGGATGAAGCCCAAAGATTAGCCAGAAAACTTGCATCCAATTTATCATCCTTAGTAAATCATGTAGAAAAAATAACTTTGGACGAAGGCGATCCGGGCGATATGAACCCCGAGGATATCAAACATTTACGAAGCTTGGTGTTTGGAAAATAAAAAAGTTCTTGACAAAGATTTTATTTTATGCAACGATTCAAACACTCTATGGGAATTGAAGCGATGTGATCAGGGTGCAACGCCCTGTAAAACTTGAGACACTACGAAAATGAGGTGTTTTTATGTTTGTTTATATGTTCAGAACTGGTAAGGAGGGAATATGAAGTTTCAAAACTTCCTTCCTTTGGTCGCCCTGACCAACCTGATCGTATCAACCGATTCCCCCCTCTTTACCGGTTCTGAACATATAAGCATCCCATCCCATTCTCACATGACCGGGACATACGCTGGTTTCATACCATTTCTCCCCGAGATTTTCCCATCATCCCAAAAAAACAAAAAAGAAAAGAGAAAAAAGAAAGAACCAAAGAAAAAAGAGAAAATAAAAAATAAAAAAATATATATTATACTACTCTTGGATAAAGTGATATACTTCGTATATCCCTTTGTCCTTCAAGTAGTATCTAAGTCGGGTTTTTTTAACCCGACTGTGTTTCGGCTTGCAAATGCATTGGGAGGTAACAAGTATGGAGTTGAATCTGTCAAAGAAAGCAATCCTTACCAACAAAAAAGCAAATGGAAGCATTACCTTCAGAGAAAGGGAGGAACTTCAACCCAAGAAACCCAAGTTAAAAATCGCCGCCAAGAAAACCCACTTTATCAAAAACGAGGTGGAAGAGGCATTTCTTTACTGGAACAAATTCGGGGGTACTACACATCGAAAGGGAACCCTTACCCATGAAAAATGCGTGTCTGGTTTGCAAAAGCTATTCAGAAAAGGGTTCTACAGGGGGCTGGAGGGAATTGATCCCAAATATACCGACACCAAATTCACCCCCGAAGATTTTATGACATCCGTGGACAGATTAAATTCTTCATTAAGTCCCCTTTATAAACCAAAGAACAAGAAACTCCTTTCTGGTCTGTCCTTACCCACCTTCCTATACAACAAATACGCAGTGAAAAAAAGCTGGTTTTTACACTTCCACGAGAATCGCCCCGAACTCCTTATACCACTGATCGATGATCGATGTCCCGCTCTTACCAATTCCATCAAAAAGAAATATATCAAAGAATGCCAAGGAGGAATTAAACGTGACTTCTCAGTACGAGAGGAAAACGTATTCCGCAAATCATCCTTCCTCCTAATGAATATATTCCGATTAAACAACGGCAGAATGTTACCAGGCATCACAAGTCGTCCCGGAGTAATGGCTGATGTCCTATTTGATGCAGCATTGGAAGCCGCTTATGGCAACAGGAGTAAGATAAACATACATTGGATGGCCGGGGACTGGGTGTTTGAACGTGTTCCCGAAGCAATTAACAAAGCAGGACTTTTTACACAGGGGAATTCAATATAGGAGAGCTAATTGGGATTCACACGAGAGACAGTTGAAACTACACTTGAGAAGCGGATTGTAATTGGGCTGATAGTCTCCACAGATTACATCATCAAAATAAAGGACATGTTTCGTCTTGAGTACTTCCAAAACGAATACCACGAGACAATTGCGAAGTGGTGTATGGAACATTTTGAGACCTACGAAAAAGCTCCAATGGAGAGTATACAGGATATATTTTTGGCTAACAGGGATAATATTGAACCCGATCAGCTAACACTGATCAGCCGGATACTTACAGATGCCTCCAAGAAATTCGAAAATGAGCAGGGAATCAACATTCCTCTTTTGTATGATGATACCACAATGTACTTCAAAAAGCAATCCCTGTCTTTACTAAACGCCGAACTAAGGTATTTGTTAAGCACGGATAAAGTTAAAGAAGCTGAAGACAGGGTGCTTGGATTCAACAAAGTCTCCAAAACCACGTCACAATGGGTAAATCCTTTTTCCGAGCGATCTATTTCCAAGTTCTTTCAATTTCCCGATGAGGTGTTCTTTCAATTCCCTGGAGCATTAGGAGAGTTCTTGGGCGATTACAAAAGAGGGTGGCTTATTGGAATATCTGCTCCCTTCAAACGGGGTAAAACTTGGTTTGCTCAAGAATTCGCCATCCTTGGATTTTTAAATCACTTAAAAGTTGCTTTTTTCTCTTTGGAAATGAGCGAAGAATCTACAGAGGAACGTCTTTACAAACGATTGACAGGCACATGGGATAAAGGAGGGGAGTTAAGATACCCACTTTTCGATTGCTTGTTAAACCAAGATGATACTTGCACAATGCATCAAAGAGAAAACCATATCAAGCTGTTTGACGACGAAGGACGTAAACCTGATTTCGATCTTGAAAATAGATACAAACCTTGTACGTTCTGTCGAAATCATCCCGAAAAGGATTGGCGAGAGCAATTCAAAAAGGACGTATGGTATGAAATGTTAGACCGTCCCAAAATGGAAAGCTCTTTGGTCACAAAGCAAGTAATGTCTATCGAAGAAATGTATGGGGATAACTTTCGATTTATGCCCTACCCCCGTTTTACAGCAAATATATCTGACATTAAACAGGATTTATATCTCCTTGAGAAAACCGAAGGGTTTCTCCCGGATATCATAGTAATCGACTATGCCGACATCCTAAAACCAGAACAAGCAGGGCTTATAGGTGTAGAAAAAGAAGACAGAACATGGATAGCCCTCTCCCAATTAGCAGCAGAGAAGAAATCTTTGGTGGTTACTCCCACACAGGTAAACAAAGATGCTTTGGACGCCGTGCAAGTCAGACAATCTCACACGGCAAAATGGGTAGGTAAGCTTGGGCATGTGGACGCTATGCTTGCCATGAGTCAAACCGAAGCAGAGAAAAGAGCCAATGTTATACGGATCAGTACACTCCTCCATCGTCATAGAGATTGTGGAGACGAGACATGTATGGTACTGCAAAATCTGGACGCTGGACAGATGGTCGTTGACAGCGAATGGAGATAGAATGCCCTCCCCATTTCCACAAATGCTAATAGGAACTAAAACCTACAAATCTTGGAAGAAAAATATCACGGTTATTGGATCGACCCGGGGAAGAATGAAGCAATGCTTAATTCCAGGAATGCCTCACAAAAGATTTAAACCTAAAACCGCACATGTAAAAATGGGATTGTTCTTCGAATGTCTTACAGCGGGAATATTCGGAGGATTGATCCATACAAGGCTATTCCCAATAAAAAATTCCAATCATATCATTCCCTATGCACGAGAGAGAAGTGGAACGATATCCAAAGTAACAGGCGTTAAAATGGATGTGTATAGTAAGAGAAAAAAGGAAGGATATGAAAGCAAATCTGTATGTAATGGAAATCATTGTAACTTGTATAATTTCCAGGTAACAAAACACAAACAATGGTTGATAGAACGTCCTGCTCATAAGCTTTATTGGGTATTCTGGAGGCATTCATTAGTTGGGATTCACAAATTCATTGGAACGGAACCTGAATTGTTCAAAGAACTTTCAAAGAGAACATCAGCGGCTATATGTGTCCCCTTCTCTATAGTATTTCAAATGTGGGTGAGTGGAGGTATTATCCAAAAGGCACATGCCAATAGTTGGTTAGGATGTTCAGATTTACCGTCCACAACCTGCAACAGATTTTTAACTGATCCAACAGACGTTATTCTTGGCTTTGGTCTTTCCTCAAAAAAACTATGAATGCAATTTATATAGATCACCAGAGGATCTTTCTTTTGAGGGAAATAAAATCCCCTTATTCCCAATAATGCATATCAAAGACACACAATGGAGGGAGTTTAATGAAAAACTTAATGACACACCAAACTTCTGAGATCAAATGGACAGGCGTTCTTGTTGGTTGGAAACGAGTCTGGGATAGATTGCGATTGTTGGTCTGTATATTTTTGATATGGATAATTACATCCATCGTTCCTGGAGAAACAGACGAAGGAGAACGAATCATACAGGGGATAATCATTATGTTGTCCTCACTAAAGGAGGTAAAAAATGCTGATAAGAATATGTAAGAGGTTTACATTTGAAGCTGCCCACCGGCTGCCTTTACATGTGGGGAAATGCCAAAACCTCCATGGGCATAGTTATAAACTGGAAGTCGAAATAAAAGGTACGATTTCTACTGTTTCTGGTATGGTGATGGATTTTGCTGACCTGAAAGAAATAGTGCGACCTGTGGTGGAAAAATTTGATCACGAACTGTTAAATGACACCTTCGGTAACCCCACCGCCGAGCATATGATTTTGTATATAGTTTCAATCCTTCGGGAAAAACTGGAAGAACCGAAAGAAGGAGGAACAAAGCCCTTTTCAAGTTTCAGAAGTGTCTCCCGTGTTCGTCTGTGGGAAACCGAAACCTGTTACGCCGAGTGGAGAAGAGAAGATCAATATTTTTAAGGAGGACCAGGAATGAACGTTTTCAGCATTTTCAAATCGATAGATGGGGAAGTTAATTGGTATGGACAAGGAACGCAAACTGTATTTGTAAGACTTGCGGGATGTAACATCAAATGCGCCTATTGTTTTGGAATTATAAATGGAAGAAAAATTCCAAGAATAATAACGTCAAGAGTTCCCAATAAAAAATTGATGGATATGAAAGTTGGGGATTGGTTAATGACTTTTGATGAAAACAAAAACCTTGTTGAAACAGAAGTAAAAGAGGTAATTACGAGAGAGGTCAATTCTTGGTTTAGGTTGAAAATAAATGGTGTGTCCTACTTTGTGACGGAGGAGCATCCGTTTTTCACAACTAAGGGAATGATTAAAACCAAAAATTTAAAAATAGGAGATATGATCCTTCATTCATCCCCAAATCAAAAAGCATCATTCTCAAAAATGGGCGAAAGAAACCCAATGAAAGATCCCAGAGTGGCACGGAAATCAGGGAAGGGAAAAGATTATAAAAAAATAGGTATAAAAATATCATCAAGCATTAAGAAAAAACAGGAACAAGGCATTTATTTACATCCCTTTAGTACTTTATCTGAGAGGAAGTATAAGGAAACAAAAAAGAAATTATCTCTTAAAATGATGGGTGATAAAAATCCGAATTGGAGAGGGGGAATAAATACAAATTATAATTACCTAAAAAATCTGTGCAAGAAAGGAATAATAAATACATGTAAAGAGTGTGGGAAGACCAATATAAAATGTTGTGTCCATCATAAAGACGCAGATAAGAAAAATGATGATTGGGAGAACCTCCTTATTTCTTGTTATCCTTGTCATAACAAGATTCATAAAAGAGGATATAGTTTTTGGAGGGGAGAAAGAAAAGACGGAAAGAACCTTTCCGTCAAAAGTAGAAACAGACTGACAGCATTAAACGGGTATAAAGTAGAAGAAATAAAACATATAGATAGAAATGATTATCCGCCTTCAACCCGCCCAAAACCACTAAAAGTGTGGAACATATCATGCTTTCCATATAATTCTTATCTTGTAGATTATATGTGGGTGCATAACTGCGACACCAAGTACGCACAATCTCCTGATTCAGGAACCGAAACCCCTGTAAAAAAGGTCTTTGATCAAATCATGCAACTTGGAACGGCCAAAGTGACTATAACAGGAGGTGAGCCTCTCCTTCAAATCGATGAGGTCGCACATCTTGTTTCAAAACTTGCGGGACAAAATATTGTGGTCACAATTGAAACAAATGGAACATGGATTCCTCCCACATTAGCTGCCAATTGGGTGGTAGATTATAAATGTCCAAGTTCTGGAATGGCTCATTATGTAATAGGCAGGTTAAATTTCGTCAGGAAACTAAACTATAAGGATTTCGTTAAATTTGTAGTAGATGGGAATAATGACCTTGATTTTGCCATCAATAAAATAAAAATGTTTAATGGGATGGGACTTGCGGCGAGGATGGCAATATCTCCGGTAAATACGGGATTTGCGGATATCAGCGTTCCTGACATCCTAAAAGAGCTGAATAAACACAATCTCCACGAGGTGGTTATTAACACACAGCTCCATAAACTTATCGATCTGAAAGAAGTCAAATAGATCGTTCTTGAGGAAAAATGCAAGTTTCGAAAAAATGTGAAAAAATTTTCATTTTTCCTGGGCGGCTAACCCAAAAGTATGCTATAGTACTATTGAACGTTTAGACAGGGTACAGTCCCACAAATTAACGCACAACGAAAAGGAGGAACGCAAATGGCTAAAACCGCACCAAACATTGTTTTTGGAGAATTGAAGGCTGCTATTGTGGCATTGAATGATGGATGTAAAATTGAGCCACCCATGCGGACTGTCGGCGTCGCCAAAACGGTCATGATCGAGACCTTTGAGGCCAACCTGGTCAAAATGCACGAAGCGGAAGCAGAAATTCCGGAAATCTGCATTCAGTTCTACAATGACAATCTGTCGGACGAGGCCAAGGACCCGGCCCCCGATCCCAATGCCAAAAAATCGGGTGGGCAGGGACGGCCAAAGGGATTGAAAATCGGATCTTCTCTCGGCAAGTCCCTGGACGAATTGAAAAAGACCGTGGCCGATCCCAAAACCACCACCCAAAAAGTCAACGCCATGTTGGTCGAAGGGAACAAACTGGTGGACATCGTTGCCGGGGCCAATGCCTTCACCAAGGAAAAAGGCCTCCAGGTAAAGGAATGGAACCTGGCCCAACTCAAAGGACACATCGGCTACTGCAAAAAGAAGTGGGGATGGGTCTTCAATGAGCAAGGGGAAAAGGAAGCGGCCACCGCCATCATCACTGCGGTGAATCCCCCGACATCGGACAAGAAGTAGATTGACAATGGACAAGGATCTCATTGAAAAACTCTTTTCGGAGATAATCACAAAGGGTTTGGGACTCGATATCAACGACCCTAATCTCAAAGATACTCCGAAAAGAGTTTCTAAAATGTATTGTAAAGAACTCTTTTCAAGGGTTGGGAAAAAGTTTGATGGATTCAAATCATTTCCCAATTCTTCAAAAGACAATCAAATAGTAATGTTGGATAACATCGACTTTACTTCCACATGTTCCCATCACTTCTTACCTTTCATTGGTCTTGCTTGGGTATTATACATCCCACAAGATAAACTGATCGGTGCCTCAAAATGTGCCAGACTAATTCACCATTATGCAAGACGTCCTCAGATACAAGAAAATCTCGGTAGGGAAGTATTAAATGCTTTTGTTAAAGAATTAAAACCCCAAGGAGCTATGATTGTAATGAGAGCTTCCCATGGTTGCATGCAATGCCGTGGAGTAAGACAAAGTAATAGATCCGGAATGACAACCTCCGCCATAAATGGGATATTCTATGAGCAAGAGGTAAAAATGGAAGCATTACAGCTTATCGAATTATCACAAAGGGGATAAAAAATGCTCAGGGAAAACATTGCCGTTATAACAGGTCATTCTTCTGGTATTGGGAAGGCAATAGCCGACCTATTAAAAAAAGAGGGAGTATTCTCTCCAATGGGTATGTGGTCAATAGTCGGTATTTCAAAGTCCGATGTTGACCTTTCCAAACGCAGGAATTATTACACTGCTGTCAGACGTATCCATAAAAGGATAGGAAGAAGAAAGGTTGATCTTCTGGTGAACAATGCCGGAGCTTTGCGATTCAATGAAAATTTTATTGAGCTGGAGCTTCTAAAGCTGAACTTTCTTTCCCCTTTCATGATCGCCAAAAATCTCCGAATAAAAAACGGGGGAAATATTATTAACATTGCTTCAACTTCTGGAATAGAAGCAAGCCCGGAGGAGCCCATGTATGGAGCTGCAAAAGCCGCCATGATCCACATGACAAAATCCTTCGCCAAACTTTACGCTCCAAAAAGAATCAGAGTGAACTGCATCAGCCCCGGATTTACAAACACAAACCTTGTTCCTGGAAGACTTCCCAAACATCTAAGAGAATTGGTTCCCCTCAAAAGGGAGATTCAACCCAAAGAAATCGCCAACATAGTTTTTTATATCCTTACTTCACCTTCTCTGACAGGGGCAAACATCGTTGTTGATGGGGGATTAACGGCATGAATTCATTAACTTACCTGACAAGACGATGCCCAAGGAAATGTGACTACTGCCGACTCCGAGATTCCAACTTAGAAAATCCAGAACTCAATGCAAAACAATGGATAGAGGTTTTTGATATCCTACATAAAATGGGTGTTGACTTCAATCTGATCCTTGGAAATGAAACATGGTTATTGGGAAACGATTTAAGATATATCATCAAGGCGAATAAGGTGCCCTATGCCTTATATACCTCAGCTCCCCCTGAACTATTTGAAAAATGGTATTATAATAATTTCAATGCAGGGTTAGATAACCTGTCATGCGGAATTGATTGGCCCATTTCACACTTGAAGTATTTGAAATGGGATATGATGTCCCATGACGAGCAGAAGTCTTATAATGGATGGAAAGCTTTAATGTTTACCAGAAAGAACTATCCACACATAGACTGCCAAGGCACAATAACAGTTCATAAAGGAAATTATGAATTTGTTTCGGATACGGTGAAGGAACTATCTAAACTCGGTATCAATGTGGGAATAAATTTCATTCATTGGAACAAAGGCGGAGGATTTGACTTTTTTCCTGAAGGATACAAAATTGAAGATCTGCTTTTTAGAGAATCCGATCACCCCGCACTCAAATATGAAATCCACAAAGCCATAAGCTCAAGGAATAATCTCATTCAAAATCGGGAAATGTTTTTTGGAGACTATTCACACCTTATTAGTATGAATTGGCATTGTTTAGGCAATCCATATGGAGGTCCTACCATCGACGCGGATGGTTCTCTGCGTGTTTGTGGATACAGAAAGGGAGAACTCACTTCCCAAATGTCGATATTCGATTTGCCTGACAAATGGGAGAAGTGGAGGCTTAGTGTGTTTGACGATGCCATGCAATGCCCAAGATGCGGATGGTCATATCCATGGATGTATGATTATTGGAAGAAAAGAGAACCAAAGTTTGGAAAGAAAATCTTTTCGTCACATGCCGGAAAACATATTCCTAAACAAAAATGGTCAGAGAGGATAATAAAATGAGTAATGAATATAATTTGATGAAGAAAGGGGATTTCGTTCAGCAATGCGGATTTTTACCTTTAATGTCATGCCTTGAAAAGAATAAGGTGTATGAAATTATTGGCACAGACGATCACCCCACACTTCCAGATTTAATTCTTAAAGGAATCCCAGATCCTATATCGTGTACTAATTTTAAAAGATTGTTGGAGGGGTGAATTATGTGTGGAATATTTGCGTTCTGGGCAAGGGAATCAATCCCAAATTTTAAAACCCTTGAAACTCTTATTTTAGAGGCAGGTAAGAGAGGACAAGATGGATTTGGGGCTTGCATAGTATGTGATGGAGATGGGATTCCTTCCTCCCATTGGATCTTAAATCCAAAAAAGATAGAAGTGGAAGAAATTATATTATGGATAAAAGAATACATGAACGTTGGGGATGTCCTTTTGTTCTGTAGCAGAGCTACTCCCGAAACTGAAAAATCTACGAATAAGAGTATGCTACAACCCATCTTTAGTGACGGCAAATTCCTTATTCATAATGGAGGAGTGACAGAATCCGTTCGTATATTATCTTTTAATTATGCTACTGAAATCGACTCCGAGATTATCCTTGCTGCATACGAACAGCAGGGTAGGGACATGAAACGAACCATGGAATATCTAAGTGGTTCGTTTGCCTTTGTCATGATAGATCGAAACAAAAATAAGATGTATGCGGTAACATCTTTCAATCCTCTTGCTCATATGTATGTAAAAGGTGTTGGATACTTCATGCATTCGGACAATGATGCATTGGAAGAAGCCCTGTATAGCATGACCGGATGCCGCAAAGACGGGATGAACGTATGGGAGAACTGGTATCATCATTACGTTGAAGGATACACCATCATCGAAACCGATTTAGACAGTGGAATGCAGCACAAGCAAACCTACTCCCCCAATTTCATTCATCCCACATTCAAAAATCCTCAACCCGCCAAGAAAAAACGGGTGTTCGTTTCTGCTTCTGGAGGCATCGATAGTGGATTAACAGCTTACATATTGAAGCATTCTGGATATGAACCTGTTATGATACACTTCAGATACGGACAAAAAGCAGAATCAGCAGAAAGGTGGGCAGCACAAACTCTGAGTGGAGCACTCCGCATCCAGATGTTTGAATTTGATTTGACAGACCAGTTCATGCATTTCTCAGGGAATGGAATGCTTACAGATTCAGACATAAAGATTGACAGCGGAGGAGATAATATCAAGTCCACAATTGCATGGGTTCCAGCCAGGAATGCCATTTTCACATCGTATCTATTGGCCTGTGCGGAGACGTACCTTATATCCCAAAATGTAAATGAGGTATATATTGCCGCTGGTTGGGCGCAGTTGTCAGAGGAGACGGGAGGCTACCCTGACAACTCCTTTCAATTCGCGGAGGCCATAGATATGATGCGAAAGTACGGGACGATTACAGGGGAGTATATCAAATTCCTGCCGGTCATGCGAAACATTACCAAGACAGAGGCATGGGTGCTTGGGGATGCAATGATATTTCCATTTGAACATACAATCAGTTGTGACAATCCTGTAACATTTTACTCACATCATATCCTTTGCACATATTGTGGTAGTACCAAACTGTCCATGATTGCCGCAGATAGAGCCGGAGTTGAGGACAAACGAAAGTTTGCAGATGTTGGAGGAATACTGAGGGAACGTCCCAAGATGGCAGAGAAGGTTAAAACTGCTTCAGTCAGCAATATTATCTCCCGTCTTGAATTACCCGACAGTGCAAAGGAAAAGCTATTATCATTCGTGAAGGAATTAAACAGTGGATGAAATAAAAGGAAAAAGCATAGCTGTTGATCTGGACGAAACCCTATGCACAGCTCCAGAAGGAATAATAGAATGGATGGACTTTCATTTATACTATCCAAAAATGATTCCAATCAAAGAGAATATAGACAAGGTTAACAACCTTGCCAAATACAATAATGTTGTCATTTATACCGCCCGTCCTTGGGAGGGATATAAATCGACCTTAGAATGGCTTATGGAACACGAAGTCATGTTTCATTACCTAATTATGGGAAAGTTTCGAGCCGATCTTTATATTGATAATGACTCATGCAGGATGGAGGAGGTATGAGCAACCAAATTTTAAACTATCATATATTGGATGGAAGTCCCGCAGGTGAAGACGCAGGTATCTCGGAGATAGCCGATTACTATGGTGGTTTACTCTTTGAAATCCGACCAATTAAAAAGCAGAATGAATGTCAGATATTTGGATCGGAGATCACATTTGAAAAGATAGTTTCAATGGATCAGGTTAAAGATGTTTGTAGAGACATTTGGGAATATCCTAATGAATACTTTGATTGTGGTGGGAATGTGGATGCCTACTATAGTTTTTTAAAGTTTCTGTGGGTGAAATTCCCTGACGGAAGTGAAAAAAGACTTGTGGATTTTATAGAGGAATAATTATGAAAGTTTCAATAACCTATTTCAAACAGTCTGGAAAGTACTATTCAGAAGGTCATTATCATACCAAAAAAGAAGAATTGTGGAAAATATTTGAGGAGGCCTGTCAGATGTTAAAGGAAGGCAAGCGTCCTGGACTTGTTGATGGTCCTTGCGAATTCTATGCGGTGATACTATGCCGAGAACATCCTAATGATCATCCGTTTTTGTTTGTTCCTGAAAATTACATATTTATACCCAAGGGGGAATCATGATACTTTTATTCAGTGGAGGACTGGACAGCTACATTGCATGGCACTACCTTGAAAAGCCTCAGACCATTTACGTGGATATAGGGCATCGGTATGCCAAATTTGAACACGATCAGGTGATACGTCTTGTTCCCGATACGATAATTGAGGATCGTTTGTTTCTCGGCGATTGGGAAGAGCCGGACGCAAACATCCCATACAGGAACGCCTTTCTTGTCCTCATTGCAGCAAAACATGCTGTTAAAGATACTGCTCCTGTTGTTGTTCTCGTTGTCCAAAAAGGGGAGATGGACATTCCCGACAGGACACACAGATTCATGACCCAAATGAGTTTTATGTTCGATTTTAAGGTATATTCTCCATTCACTGAAATGACCAAAACAAACATGGTAAAATGGTACTGTGACAACGTTCACGATCCTCGTTACGAAAAACTCCTGTCTACCCGTAGCTGTTATGCTGAAACTGAAAAGCCTTGCGGACAGTGTACTGCCTGTTTCAGACGGTGGGTAGCATTGACTAACAATGACATCGTTGAGGAGTATGAAAACCCGATCCTTGAATACGATAAGATTCCTGTTTATCTGGAAAAGATGTTAGCGGGAGGGTATGACGAACAACGCCGGATGGAAACTTTTCGGGCCTTGATGAAACACGGGTATAAATTATAGGAGGAATAATGACAGACCAACTTGAAATAATAATTGACGATATTGGAGATGAATTGTCTCCTGGAGAAGAAAACGATCCTAAGGCAGTCCTAAAAGCTGCAAGAACAAAAGCAAGGATTACCTTTCGTAAATTAGGAGGGGCTGTTGGCCTAAAGCCCAGTGAGGTTTGCGATATTGAAAAAGGACGAAAAATAGTTCATGAGGATGTCATTATTGCAATGGTATTAATCTGCGCTTGCAGGATTATGGCCGAACAAAAATTGGAGGAATAATGACAGAAGAAATAACCGACGAGAATGTTTACGAGCAAATGGAGAATGTAATCAATTCAATTGATCAGGAAGCGTTAAGACTCCTTCGGATGTATTTGGGGATACGAATGATAGATCCTGATTCAAAGATTTCTCCTGTTCTTTTTAAAGCTTTCGATCAGACATCAACATCCTTACTTGATATAAGTAAAAACATTCCAACTTTATGTGAGCATGGAAAAAAGCTTCTGTAGTGCGTTTTAAGACGTTCGAATTTTAGGGCATGCCTTACTATGCGTTTTTGTTTCGAGTCGTTATTTACTGTCTTATATGGCCGGTAATCGCTATAATATGCTAATATGAACAACATGAGGGGGCAACATGTTTTCTGTAGCACAAAAAAGAGATATTTCAGACAAGGTCCAAAAGATTCTTAGAGACACAAACCATCTTGAATTACCAGAAGGGGAGATAAGATTTCTTCTTCATGTGACCGGAGAGGAACCATGGTCATGGGCTGACATTAGAAACAATGGGGACTGCCCAAACCCCGGAATTAATCTCCATAATGAATTACAAGATAAGAGGTAACTATGAAGGTTATGCTTGATTCCGGGGCTTATTCTGCATGGCGGAAAGGTGAGACCCTTGACCTTGATGTTTATATTCAATTCCTTCACGACCATAAACATCTGTTGGACGATTACGTTAGCTTAGATGTTATAGGAGATGGAGAAGCCAGTTGGCAAAACTTCAGGATCATGAAGGAAGCAGGACTTGATCCCATGCCTGTATATCATGCGGCTTCTCCTATCAAGTACCTTGCCAAGTATCTTGCCGATTCGGATTATGTAGGTATTGGAGCTTTGACTGAGCTTTCAACATCCGTAAGAATTAAAAACCTTGATATGATTTGGTCAGACTTTCTCACAGATGATGATGGAATGCCCATTGCCAAGTTCCACGGCATGGGATTCACAACCACGGAATTAATTATGCGTTATCCATGGTGGTCGGTTGACAGTTCAACATGGTTGACAACAAGTAGGATGGGCATCATTTTAACTCCCAGATGCGTAGATGGAAGGTTCGATTACAAAAAAGCTCCTGTTAGAATCGAAATATCATCACGCTCCCCCCATAAAAAAGAAGACTTTGGACACTATGAAACATTATCCCCCATGGAACGGGAAAGAGTAACGGCTTATTTCGAGTCATGCGGATTTGAAATAGGCGAATCGACATGGGAAGATGATGAGGAAACGAAAGTCAAGGAAGGACTGTGTAATAACTTCTATTTGAGGGACAAACTCAATTCAAGATATTTTATAGCGGTTATGATAAATCTTGATCCGTGGCCCTTTTCCTTTACAATCCCTCAATCATATGATTTATTCGCTCCCCCTCCCAAACCTGTATCAATGATAAAATCTGGTGGTACTGACACTATGAAGTTGTACAGTGCAGGGGTAGGGGTCCGCAACAATGAAATAAATGCTCTTTATAATGAGCATAATATAGAATGGTTACGAATGGTTTCTTATTACCACAAAAGTGAATACAGAAATGTATTTAAAGAGAAGGAGGCGGAGAATGCTACTAATACGGCAGGAGCTAAAGGACATACTAACAGCCCTTAAACCCGGGCTTGCCAAAACCAAAGTGGTCGAACAGATGTCCCACTTTATGTTCACAGGAAAGGATGTTGTCACTTTCAATGACAAAGTTCTGGTTTCATTTCCATACGAAACTGATTTCGGTTTCAGCATATCCGCCGATAAGTTTTTCGGACTGGTGTCGAACATGTCTTCTCCTACTATCGAAGTCAAACAAGACGGCAAAAGTATCAAGATCGAAGGAAAAGCGATCAAAGCCGGAATCAGAACGATGCAGGAAGATGAACTCGCAGAAAGCATCCAGACCATAAAAGACCAGGCCGCCGAAGGAGAATGGCATCCTCTGCCAGAGGACTTTGTTGAAGGAGCTTTTCTCAGTTCATTCTCGGCATCTTCGGACGCGTCACTTGGTACCGCCACCTGTGTTTATGCTATCGGCAACATGCTTTATGCCGGGGATCGAACGAGAGTAAGCCAATTCAGGATGACAAAAGAGATTACGGAGTCTTTCTTCCTCAAAGCCATTGTTGCTCCGGACATATCAAACTACTATGTGACCGAAGTGTCACAATCCAAATCGTGGATTCATTTTAGAACAGAGGACGGATTGAACTTCAGTACACGGAAAATAGTCGGTCAGTTCCCTGACTATTCTCCATTCTTCAAATCGTTTGAAGGAGACAAACTTCTTCTGCCGGGGAAAGAATTGAAGGAGGCGATCAAAACCGTTACGATCATAAAGAGAGAAGATGATCCAAAGGGAGTGATTATAAAATTGGCAGAGGGAAAACTTATTTGTTCGTACACAACAAATGAAAGAAGGGAGTGGATCGAGAAAGAATTGGATATCGATTATAAAGGGGAGGCAATTGAAGTCGGAATGAATGCCGAATTCCTTTCTCAAGTACTCGAAAAAGCCGTGGAGGTTATTATTTCTCCTGATCGAAAACGTGTTCTGTTTCAATCCGACAATTTCAAACACATACTTATGGCAATGGTAGGGTAAAATGGAAGACTTAAATATCCAAGAAGTTGAACCTATTGATCCAGAACAATGTCAAGCCGAACAACGTATGGGATCATTTATGACTCTCGGTCCTCGTCCTATGAAACGTTGTGAAAATTCCCCTGTGTATTTCGCTGTCGAAAAAAAAGAAATGCATAAGGGATTAGGAATAGGAGCTATGTCTTTATGTTCCGAATGTGCAAAAATTATGACACGTAAAATGGGAGATGATTACGCATACCTATTTAAATTAAAGGAAATTGCTGATGGACAAACAAAAAGCGATTGAGGACGTGGTCATTCAAGTAAAACGTTTGATGGCGAAGCCGGGGGATGTGGTTGTTGTAAAATTCAAAGACCACGATTTATATAACCATTTTATCGAAATGGAAGACGAACAAAGGACCATGATAACAGATCAATGGAAAGGTGTTCTGCCAGAGGATTGTAAAATCCTCGTTCTTCCTCACGGTATTGACATGTACAAACTTCCAGGACTGAAGGTGGAGGATGCATAAATCTGCAAGCTTCTCTCCAGATAGGAAGTATAGGTACGTTCTTCACCGCCGGTGGGAAAGTCTCTTTCCTACAAAAAGAGTGACCTTTATTGGATTAAATCCAAGTAAAGCCGATGAAAATATTGACGATAATACCATTAGTGTCTGTATTGGATTTGCTAAAGCATGGGGGTACAACGAAATCGCTATGGTAAATCTGTTTGCATTTAGGTCCACTAAACCTGAAGGCATGATGAAAGAACCTGATCCAATAGGTCCAGATAATGATATCATCTTGCAAAGTGTATGCATGACTTCCGATCTTGTAATAGCAGCATGGGGAACAAATGGAGAGCATATGGATCGGGATGAACAAGTATTAGACCTTCTTAATCTTGATATATATTGTTTGGCTGAAACAAAAAATGGACATCCCCATCATCCATTATATTTATCAAAAGACACCAAGCCTTTTCTATGGTCACAAAGGGAGTGTATAGTATGAAAAAGAAATACACGGAAAGAGGATTTGCTCTTTACGAAATGGTGGACTTGTATGAGAATAACTATTCCCTTCAAAAAAGCAGTCTTGCCACTGAAGATGCAATATGGTTTGGAATCGATGATGCCAATCCTCAAATTATGGCATCAAAAATCATACCAAATGGGACGGGATGGGCAAAATACACAATCCCAAAAGACGTTCTTTTGACTACACGTATGCATTTATCCAGAGATCAAGTAAAAGAACTGATTCCGATCCTCCAAAAGTTTGTAGACACAGGTGAGATATGAAACAAACCAATAAGGAATTGGCATTTGTTGAAAAAATAGCGGAAGCTATGAAAGTTAATGGAACTCCGGAAATTATATACTTAGGAGAAGTCGAATACAATATTTTCGTTCCATGGCTTAAGCGACTAAAAGCCCAAGGCGGGTATCCTCAACTACCAATTCCCCCATATTCATATATGGGAATAAAAGTGATTAAAACAAATACGAGAAAACATTTTGGATTTGGATTCAATGCAAGGAAAACAATATGAAACAATCCGGATTCTTTGATCTTGAAGAAATGCAAGACCAGACCCGTGTTGACTTTCGGGCTACAAGTGACGGGCCGAAGTGCCTTGAATGTGGTCTGTATAGAACATGCTTCTCCCCAAAAATGGAAGTAACAGGTGAAGGAAAACTAAAGACTTTAATCCTTCTCGAAGCAAGTGGTGGAACGGAAGACGAACTCGGAGAACAGTTGAAAGGAGAGATAGGACAATGGTTCAGAAAGAAGCTCAGGATGAGGGGTTACAATCTGGACAAAGATTTCTGGAAAGTCAATGCAATTAGTTGCTGGCCTTGGGAGGAAGGCAAAACTCCAGGTACGAAAAAGAATCGAACTCCTACCGATAACGAAATAGCCTGTTGCCGTCCCAAAGTGTTTGACACAATAGAAAAGCTAAAACCGGAATATATATTTGTGTTTGGAGGTGTAGCTTTAAAATCCCTGTATGCAGAAGAAATGGAAGGGAAGCATCTTAATATCACAAAATGGAGAGGGTTTCGTATTCCCGACAAACGTTTTAATGCATGGGTAATGCCCTTGTTTCATCCTTCTTATCCTTCTCGTGATGAAAATAACAAAAACCTTCTGTCAGTTTTCGAAAGGGATCTGGACTATGCCCTTGACTTTGTAAGAAAGGGAGATAAGATTCCAGAACTGCCAGAGGAAGACATTCGTATCCTATACAAATTCGATGAAGTCATAGATATCCTTAATCATATTTTATGGTATAAATCGGAGATTGTTTTCGATTATGAGACTACTGGAATAAAACCATACATTCCAGGACATAAAATAGCAACCATAAGTGTTGCTTGCACTGGAACGAATGGCGAAAAAACAGCATGGTCATTTCCATATCAATACGCAGGACATTTCACACAGGATGAGCAAAACCAAATTAAAGACCTGTGGTGTCAAATCCTTGAAGCCAAAAATATTTCCAAGATAGCTCAAAATATCAAGTTCGAACATATTTGGAGTAAGATGATCCTCGATGTTGAAGTTCAAGAATGGGAGTGGGATACAATGTTGGCCTCCCATATCATTGACAACAGATCAGGCATCACCTCCCTTGACTTTCAAATCATGTTAAACTTTGGATTGTTTCCATACAATCAAATTGTAAATCCCTATCTGAAAGCTAAGTCAGGAGAAGCGTTCAATACAATTATGGACTGTCCTCTTGACTCATTACTAAAGTATGGGGGAAAGGATTCTCTCTATGAATTGTGGTTAGCTGATCGTCAAACTCCAATATTTGAGCAAAACCCCGGCTTTTATGAGGCATACGACTTGTTTCATGAAGGTACGCTTGCCCTCGCAGACGTGGAAATGAACGGAATTCCTACTGACACGGAATACTATTCAAAAACCATTCTCGATCTTGTGGAAAAGATGAAGAAGGTAAAAAAAGACCTTGAGGAAAGTGAGGAAGCAATTCTTTTCTACGAGCATACGGGAAAAAATTTAAAGGTTGAGAAAGATATATCTCCAACTCATTTGAAAATCATCCTGTTCGACATTCTTAAACACACCCCAACAAAGGAGACAGATAAGGGGAACTGGTCAATCGATGAGGAAGTCCTAAAAAAGATCAACATCAAATTTACACGGAATGTTTTAAGGCTAAGGAGATGGGGTAAGGTTATATCCTATCCCAATCAATTCTTGGAAGCATCCATAAATGGTGTCATGCACCCATCAATAGCCCTAAATATCCCGGTCAGCTTTCGATCCTCAAGTTATGACCCGAATCAACAAAACATTCCAAAACGTGATCCAGAAGCAAAGAAACTAACACGATCCGGCATCATGCCTTATGAAGGATTTCAAATTGTAGAGAGTGATTTCAGTGGAGTAGAGGTCGGCACGAGTTGTTGCTACCATAAAGACCCTGCCCTTATCAAATATGTAACAGATCCCAATACCGACATGCATAGAGATACAGCATCCGACATTTGGATTCTCGCTTTGGACGAAGTTACAAAGATGATCCGATTTTATAGTAAGAATTGTTGGGTATTCCCACAGTTTTATGGATCATGGTATAAAGAATGCGCCAAAACATTGTGGGAAAACTGTATGGATCTTGAAATTCGGGAGGGATACAGAGTCAAAGACCATATGACTCGGATGCGAATTGTAAGCTTTGATTCATTTGTAGACCACTGCCAAAAGTACGAAAACAAATTTTGGAACGAACGCTTTCCTACGTATAATAAATGGAAAGACGAGATCAACGAAGAATACAGGTCAATGGGATTCATCGATAGTCATATGGGATTCAGATTCCAAGGCTATATGACCTATAACCAATGTACGAACTATCAAACACAGGGAACGGCATTCCATATTCTTCTGTGGACTATTATACAGGTTGTTAGAACTGCCAAAGAAGAATCATGGAAAAGTAAGTTGATGGGACAAATACATGACTGTATGATACATAATACACATCCGTCAGAATTAAAACGGGTGATAGAAACTATCGATCATTTTGGGACCGTAGAGGTCAGAAAAGTTTTTCCGTGGATCAACGTACCTTTGGAGATAGAACATGAGGTAGCCCCTATAAACGCAAGTTGGTATGAAACAAAGGAATATAAATTATGATTAATATCTTTGAAGCACACAATAAAAGATTTTTATATGAGCAATGAACTTACAGGAAGAACAATCGGGCCGATGTCCAAAGAAAATAAAGATATTATTTTGAATTTACCCAGACGGCAGGGACTTATACCTGAAGGAATGTTATCTTCAGAACTCATCAAAAAGATTGCCGGGGTGTGGGGAAATGGAATAATTGAAAAAAGCTTAGGAATAACTAAATTTACTCCTAATGATGGATGGCCCTCTTCCCCCAATCCTATCGATCCTGCCTACCCAAGATACGTAAGCGAAAAAATGGATTTTAATGTACCGCCAAAAAAGGAGGGAAAAATGAAAGATTCGGGATACATAAAACGATGTAGATCAAACATGAAAAAATTAATTGATCCGAACAGCAACATATACATTCCCACTTCTATTTGGGAGGATGAGCAATTGTTTCATGAAATATCCAACCACGCAAATTTCTTCCGCAAAATCGCACCTGTGATATTGCGGCTTGAAGAAAAGGATCCCTATACTATGTTTTACATCACCGATCCCATAGGGAGAATTGCCACCGGGATGGCAATCACCTCGACTATGGAACAATACAACAGAAAAACAGGGATTGAACTTGCTGTCCAACGAGCAATCAAAGCTTTCAAAGCCAAAATGAATCTGGTGGCGGTTAGAAATACCATCGATGAATTCAGCAAAGAATTCACCATCGAACAAATGGAAAGAGTAATCAACGCTCCTTATTCCTATCATTGCAACTATGAAAAATAATTTGTTCGGAACTCGGCAAATTATGTTATAATATCTTAAAGATAAGGAGAAAATAATGCCCTTGCACATTACGTATAGGCCGGAGAGTCTTGATGAATTTTATGGAAATGATGCCCTGGTAGAATCTTTGGGTCTTGTTTTAGCAAGGGATCCTGACAAAATCCCCTCAACCTTTCTTTTCACAGGCCGTCCGGGAACGGGGAAGACAACCTTAGCTCGTATCATCCAAAATGCATTGAGCATCCATGATGCTGATTTCTACGCCTACAACACTGCCAACACAAGGGGTATAGATACAATCCGTGATGTCATTACCGACTCTCATTATGCCCCTGCTCATGGGGAGAAGAAAGCGTATTTTTTCGATGAATGTTTTGCAAAAGGAACACCTATCACAACTGTAAAAAAGGGATTGGTTCCCATTGAAAAAATAGAGGTGGGAGAGTCTGTTTTCAATAGGCAGGGAATTGATATCGTAAAAAATAAATTCATAAACAAAGTTCCTCTTGATCGTGTTATTAGATTGAATTTTTCTAATGGAAGTTCAATGTTTTGTTCTAAGGAACATGAATTTGATACTGACAATGGTTGGAAAAAAGCTATATTTCTTGACAAACATGAATTGGTTTGCTATGATAGTGAATTAATGCTAAACAAAAATTCACAAAAGGATACTAAAATCAATGATTATTTGTCAAGGATGCCAAAAAGAATTTTGTCCAAAATCATGGAACGCTTTATACTGTTTGGAATGCAAAACACGAAATCCAATGCAATGCCAACATTGTGGGAAAACATTTTTGGGAATAAGATCGATTGGACATCGTTTCTGCTCTCAAAAATGTGTTGGGAAATGGAGAAATTTCCAAGGGGAATTCAGAAAGAAAGTCTATTCCCAATCAACCAAAGAAAAGCAAAAAACATCCTTAAAAAGATTTTGGAATTCAGATTCGGAAGAATCAAAAAGTCTCCGCTTGAAAAGATCTATTCGAATGAAGACCAAAAACCCAATGAAAAACAAAAAAAACATAAAGAAAATGTTAGAGGTAAAGCGGTTGAATGGATCACTTCATATTTGGAAAGGAAAACGTGGAGGGAACGGACATTTTACAGAACCACAAATACTTTTAGCCACTGCTTTGGGATGGCCGATGGAAGTAGCTGTGGGATTGGGGAAATGGAGAAAAGGTTATCCAAAAAATTACAAATTGGATATAGCGAACATAGAACTAATGTTGGGAGTAGAAGTGGACGGGAAAGGTCACAGAACAAAAAAACAAATATCATTAGACAAAAAGAAAGGGGATCGACTGAAAGAATTAGGGTGGAAAGTGTTGAGATTTACCAACGAGGAAGTAATGACCAATCTTTCCAAAGTGTTATCAAAGATAAAGAAAGAAATAAAGGATTTATAGAATTTTATGATTTAGAAATAGAAAAGGATCATTCGTATATAGCCAATAATGTTATGGTGCATAATTGCCACAAGATCACGGTTGATGGATGGAACGCCCTTCTCACCAGTCTCGAAGAACCTCCAGCCCATGTTCATTTCATATTGGCAACGGCTGAAATGGAAATCATAAAGCCTATATTAAGAGAAGCTATCCAACGTAGAAGCCATCAATATGAACCGAAACCCCTTGTTCGTGGGGAACTGCTCTCCCTGTTGCATGACATATGTGGAGCAGAAGGATTAGAACCACTCAGACCCGTCCTTGAAGAAATAACACTCATGTCAAATGGATCACCTGGTAAGGCTTTAAAGATGCTGGACGAGGTGATTGACATCGAAGACCCACGAGTTGCCATTGAAGCATTGCAAATGATCAGCACAGGGGGAAGACAAACAGAGGATCTTGTCAAGATTCTTATCGACCCTTCAACTTCTGGAAATCACAAATGGGAAAGAGCAAGAAAGGCATTGAATAACTTCAGTGGAGATGCCGAGCAAACAAGGAGGGGAATCCTCAATTATATTGAGGCGATAATGTTGAATGAGGATACAACGATGGCACAGTCCATGCGCCTATTCAAAATACAATCTCTATTTTTTGATTCCTTCATGTATATTGGTAGGGCAGGACTCACAAGTGCTACCTTGTTAGCTTGCAAATCAGGAACCAAGAATGATGATATTTCATTTTAAGGGGGATCATGGAAGAAAAATTCGATGATAAAAATCTGGAGTCTATGCCTAATTATGATTATGAGGAAGACATAAAAGTTGACCTTAATAATCTTCACTTGTGTTTGCAAAAACAAGCTTTGGATGCCGACAAATGGGGAAAGCTTTGGGCGCAAACTGGTAGGAAGATGAGAAGGGCTGAAGAACGGGTAAAGACTATCCGAAGCAAGTGGATTCTTGAACTGCGCCTTAATTTTAAGGAGTATGGGTTCTCAAAAGAACCTACCGGTCCACAGACAGAAGCATTCTATCGTACCCAAGACGATTACATAAAAGCTAAGATAGACCAGATAAAACTACAGTCCGACCGGGATGATTATAAAATCGCCATGGATGGGTTTCGTAATATGAAAGGCAATATGGCGGATGCCCAAAGGCTTTACCATGATGAATATTGGACAACCCCTGTTCTTGAAAGACAAACATCCGAAAACTTACGAAGATCACTCCACGAAAAAGAACTTGAAAGTGGAACAAACAGGATACCAAAATGAAATGGTGGATGATTACAATTATAATTTTTGGAGGGCTTGTGGCCCTTCACATAGTGGTTAAAGTCATTGCAAACGCTGTAATAACGGAAATCAAAAAACAGGAGGATAAAGATGGGACTGGGATCATTTCGGGATCGTGCAAAAGACCAAGAACAGGAGCTGATAGATCAACATCAGCACCAGATGGACACAAAAGATGATAAAGGATATTCGTTCGGGTCCATATTTCTTCCGAACGCATTCCCTGAAGGGATGGAACAGTTCAAAGTCACCCCTACAAAAGAAGGAGCCGGATACATTATTGATGTGATTCCCTTCTATGCCGGGAAACAACATCCGTTTAAACCTGAAGGTCGATTGGCCTACCTCGTTGACTTATGGGTACATCGTATAAGTGATGCACATTTGGTTTGCCAAATGAAGACGGGAGGCTGGAAAGAACCGGACTCAATTTGCACTTATATGAAAGTGCAGAACTTGTCCTCAGATCAATGGAAATCATTGAATTCAAAACGTCGGTGTGTATATTTTGTATGGGACCATACCACACCAGATGAGGAGGCCAAAGGACTGAAATGGTGGGAAATCAGCCACTTCTTTTTCGAAAAGAACGTGGACGAGATTTCCAAGAACCCACGAGGAGGGGGTGCCATTGCCTGGTCACATCACGATCACGGTAAATCAGTGGCTTTTACTGCCAAAGTAACAGGTCAATATGTAGACCGTCAGGGTAACAAGCAGGACAGCCATGAATATACAGGCTTCCAGTTTGTGGACCGTTTTGAACCTGCCATTCCCGACAATATTCTTGAACAAACATTCCCTCTGGATGAAACAATCAACATGCATCCCACCGCTGAAGAATGGGACAAAGGGTTCCCAGAGGGAGTTGCCGATGCCTCTGCTCCTATTTCAGTCCAAAACGATTCAAACTTTGGACGTGAGAAAGATGTTCCCATAAAAACAGTGGAGGATCCCACTCCTCCTGACAAGGAACAAAAATGCCCCAAAGGTCTTGCTTTTGGTGTCAATACTGGAGAGTCGAAAGACTGTCGGACATGTGATATTTTCGATCCCTGCTTTGATGCCAAAAATGCCGGGGGGAAAGATGCTCCCACTGCTCCCCTGACAGAACAACCTCCTGAGGCTCCAGCAGTAGACGCCGCCGCCGAGGACAAAAAAGAGGAAAAGAAAAATGCGACACCCCGGCGGAGGCCTAAACTTCAACCGAGGAGGAAAACGTCATAATGGAACTGAATCTCTCAACAAAATCTCCTGTAGATCAAGTTAGAGAAACATCCATGTCCCCCATCGAAGAAATCGAAACACCGATGGAGCCAGTAAACCCTGTTTTGGATTATGAAAATTTAATCCCGACAGGCAGCACACTCCTGAATTGTGCGTGTTCTGACAAACCCGATGGGGGATACGCCAAAGGCACCCTTGTCAATCCTATTGGAGACAGTTCAGCCGGTAAATCATTACTTGTTCTTACTGGCCTTGCCGAAATGGTTTATCAGCCAAGGTTCGATGAATATGATTTGTTTTATAGTGATGCGGAAAACGCACTTGCTTTTAACATGGGATATTTATTTGGCCCTAAATTTGAACAGAGAGTACGAACTGATGTGACATCCCGCACCATTCAGAATCTATACGGCAACGTTATGACCCTAATTGATAGAGGCAAGCCTTTCGTGTGGGTCGAAGATAGTTTGGATGGTCTAACATCAAATGAGGAAATTGAACGTTCCAAAAAAATGGCAAAGGAATATGGAACGTTCAATGATGAGGTCAAGAAAAAACCAAAAGGAAAGGGAGGCTATAAGACCGAAAAAGCTCGGTGGGCAAGTGAACTGCTCCGAGCTATTACAAAAGGTTTGGCCGACACAGACTCCCTGGTCATTATTGTCTCACAAACTCGGGACAACATCGGATTCGGATTTGAAACAAAGGTCCGATCTGGAGGTCGTGCCTTAAAATTCTATGCCACCCATGAAATGTGGCTGTCCATCATAAGCCGCTATCAAAAAGAGTGGAAAAAACTAAAGATGCCGGTTGGAGTTGATACCCGAATAAAAGTCTCCAAGAACAAACTTACAGGAAAGGAACGTAAGATTGACTTCCCGATCTATTACGACTATGGAATTGATGATATTGGAGCCAACATAACATTCTTAGACCAGGTAGGATGGTGGACAAAATCAAAGCAAACCATCAAAGCCCCAGAGTTTGACTTCGAAGGAACAGGGGCAAACCTGGCAAAATATATCCGCGACAACAAGATTGCGGATGAACTTGCTAATATTGTAGGCACGGCATGGCAAGAAAAGGAAGAAGGTGTGCGTCTTGGGTGGGAACCAAAATACGGATAACACATACCTGATATTCGATAGCAATTTCATATGCCATCGGGCTAAAAATGCCATTAGGAATGTGAATCTCACATACGATGATCTTAGGACAGAGATAATCTTTTCCTTTGTTCATCAGATGTACAAGATCGGATCGGACTTAGATGCCCACAAGATGATTTTTGCTTGGGATAGCATTGTCAACTTCCGAAAAGACATTTATCCTGATTACAAAAAGAGGGAATATCCTGAACAAACGGAAAAAGAAAAACGGGAGAGCAAAATAATCTATCAGCAGTTCTCCACACTTCGATCCTCTTTTCTTAAAAGTCTCGGATTCAAAAACACCTTTTCTCAGACGGGAATGGAGGCGGATGACATAATCGCCTCTATTACCCAAAATAATCCCAATCATAAATTCGTTATAATATCAAGGGATAATGATTTATTCCAACTTATCAACAAGAATACATGGATGTACGATCCTGTAACGCAAAAGCATATAACACAGGAGTCATTCACTGAAGAATGGGGAATATATCCTTATGAATGGGCTACTGTAAAAACAATAGCAGGATGCACAACAGACAACGTTCCAAACGTTCCCAAAGTAAAAGAAAAGACCGCCATTAAGTACATGAAACACAGGCTTAAGGTAACTACGAAAGCATATCAGGACATAATGCATTCTAAGTCTCTGATTGAAAAAAATAAAAGGTTAGTTGTTCTTCCATTCGAAGGAACAAGACCTATAAAAATAACGTCTGACAGCTTACACCTTATCGATTTTATAAACACGTTTGAAACTTACGGATTTGAATCTATGCTTAGAAATACATGGTTAAAGAAATGGCAGGATCTCCTTGATCTTGCATAGGAGGAATTATGGGACTTTCGAGACAGCAAAGACGACAAGCTGAACGGGATGCAATGAAAATGCAACAATTAAACCAGGACCTGCTTCAAGCTGCCATGCAAAAAGGGGTCTACTACCAACCCAAACAGTGTGGTGGGGTATTCGAAACTGCGGAGGGGAAAGTTCCCTGCACAAGTACCAGATTCGCAGATGTTTTCATCATCAAAATAATTCCCAAGATGTTATTGGGAGCTCCAACGGATGTTCGCATCCAATTTCCTATTACGGTTTGTTGTGCATGTGGCAAGCCCTTTTCAGACATCACCCCCTCCGATCCTGTTGTGAAATTAGCAGAGGAAGGAAAAGCGGATGGCTAAAAAGAGTATCAAAGGCGGAAATTTCGAACGGGAAATATCCAAGTATCTATCATTTTGGTGGTCTAATGGAGATCGTAATGACCTGATGTGGCATACTCATTCAAGTGGGGGACGTGCTACAGAACGAGCAAAGTCTGGTCTTAAAACAGCCTATCAATACGGGGATCTTTGCCCCACCCATCCTGATGCTTATCCTTTGTTCGATCTGTTCTTATTCGAACTGAAACGAGGTTATACAAAAGACATTGAAATCCTTGGGTTTGTTGATAAATTGAACAATCGGAAACCTCCTGTAATTTGGGAGTGGTGGAATAAAGCCGAAAGGGAAAAGAATCTGGCAGGACGAGACTTTACACTCCTTATCATTAAACGGGATAGCCACCGTAAATTTATTATATTCAATGAAGAATTATTGGAAGAGATTGAAGAAAGAACAAATTTGGAATGTTATTTCCCTAAATTCTCTACCTTTGCATACAATGACCAAGTATTTATAGTTACATTACTATCAGACTTTTTTGATGCAATAGACAAAGAGTTGATAATGGAGATGTGGAATGATCGACACAGTTGAAATAACCTTCTACCAATCGTGGCAAACTGCTGTACTTAAAGCACACCACGGTGTGAATGTTATAAAAGGTACAAGCCATCATGGAAAGTCTGCCGTATTCCGCCCGATAAAATGGGCCATATTGAATAGCATTACGGGATTCGGATTCAAATCTCATTTTGCTGATCCCAAAGACTTCACCATATCTGCTATAGGCTATGATGATGGTTCGTGGATTAGCCGAGAGCGCAACAATAAGGAGAACTTGTACAGATGGGGGGCTCCTGGAAACGAAGAAAACGATCCTCTTAAAGCATTAAGTGGAAAAGTTCCCGATGAGATAAAGAGTATCACAGGAATGGATGCTCGTAATTTGCGAAGTCAAGGGGATGGATACTTCATCCTTGACGATTCACCAGGTCAAGCAGGTAAGAAGGTGAACAAGGCTGTTGGATTGGAGATCATTAATGAGGTCCTTGCATTAGCCAATAGCGATGTTTCAAAGAGAAAACATGAGAGGGACATTGTAAAAACGGACATAAAAGAAACGAAAGAAAAATTGGAGGCTTTGTCTCATGTTCCCTCCCTAAAGACGAAATTTGAGGAACTTGACGTCCTTATATCAAAAAAACTGCGGGTGGAATATAAAATATCCAGTCTACAAACATTGATAACCAATTTACAAGGATCCTATGAAGACGTTGATGGAATTAACAAATGGATTGAGGGAACATCCCCACAACTTGCTGCTCTGCAAGACCTAATAGCAAAAAGAAAGGATAAACAAAAACGTTACCAATCTCTTTCACTTCTTATAACACAAATTGGATTATTAAAAGAGTCTATAAAAAACAAGGAGTTTCTACTCGAAGCGGAGAAGCCCGTCAATGATATTCTGGAACTTGTAAATAAACGATCTCTAATAGCTCAAAAACGCAACGTAATTTTGGGGCTATGCAACGCTATACAGAAGTCAAACAAACGAGTTTTAGCCATATCTGAGGCGGGTGAGAAGTTGGAATTAGATAAATCTGTTCTTGAAAAACAACTTGACTACTGTACAAAGTGCGGTGCACATAAAAAACATTGGAGTAAATGATGAAAAATGATATGATTATGCTTTGTCGGGTATGCGGAGTGCACCTGGAGCTCCACGAATGAGAATAGGGAAAAGGAAAAGTGGGGGAAGGTGGCCGCTTTCTCGACAACGCTATCCCGCCTATAAGTAATTTGCCGGTGAATTGACATCGGGCATACCCTACAAGGCATAATCATTGGAGGAATTATGAAAAATTGCATGATATATACAGTGGTAAATGGTAAATTGTACTCTCTTGTGGTGAGAGAAACCCCTAAGATGTACATATATGATGGTATGGACTCATCCGAACATGGTAACAGGCATTTTGGGTGGAACAGACGATTTTTAAAAGAGGATTGTTGTCTGACCCCTCTCGAAGCCATCCGGAGAAGAAAGAATCGGATAATGTCTTTCAGTGCCAGGTTAAAAGATAAGCTTGAATCTATGGAAAATGAGTTTAAAATGCTGGACGAATTAGAAAGTGAGGAAGTGATATGAACATCCACATCAAGTGCCACATATGTGGGAATCACTTACCTGTTATGAGGATAGATAAAAAAAAGAAGACCATAGATTATATGATTGGATACTGTGGTCATTGCGAAACAATGGCAACAAAAACGAGCAAAGCGATTAACGAATTAATAAAACACAAAGGACAGAACGCATGCAAGAGGAAAATACAATCTTTATCGGTCCACGATTAAAGAGTCTTCGGAAAAAAATCGGACTCACAATGACAGACGTGGCGCTACTTGTAGGAACAAGTAAATCTTATATATGGGAACTTGAAAATCATCCCATAAACATAGGAGCCGATCTTCTTTATAAAATAGCAAGTGCCATCGGATGTCCAATGGAATATCTTTTGGATAGGGATGAATTAGACTGGTTCCCAGAAGAAATGATCGACTGTAAAGACAAAAACCCGACACATGTATGTAAAGACTATGATTTACAAGAAAAGTGTATTGAATGTGGGAAACCGTTCAGATCAGAGAAATTAGGATAAAGAATGAAAACTACAATATGCCCTCATTACAAAAAAAGAAAGATTGTGTCAAACCAGTTGTATATACAAATACAGAATACTATGGAAGTGATGTGTTTCATTTACCCTGCATCTATTGTGAAAAAATGATACGAGTTGGAACAATAAGAACAGCGAGCATTTCTACAATAACCAAATCTGAAAAACCAAAAAGCGAGAGTGATTTCTGATGAAATTTGCAATAGTCGGAGATATACACCTAACAGATAAACAGCCAAAGAACAGGAAGGATTTGTATTCATCTTCCCAAAGAGCTAAAATAGTTTACATAATAGATACCTCCATTCAATTAGGATGTGATCATATTCTGTGTCCTGGGGATTTATTCGATCATCATACTGCTCCCGACAAATTGAAAACAAAATGGATAGAGTATTTCAAGAACGTCCCGTTGACAAGAGTTATAACCGTTGTGGGACAACATGATCTCCGCTACCATACATCCCCAATAGAGAACACTCCAATAGGAGTTTTGAATGCCTCACAAGTTATTAAAGTGCTAAAAGATTTTCCAATGATATGCCCCGGAGAAGACATTTATGTATATCCCTCTGGATGGAATCAAGATGTGCCTGAGATACAAGATCCCGATGCTACAAACATCCTTCTCACTCATCGAATGATTGTCAATGATAAACTATGGGAGAGCCAAGAGGAATTCACAAGGGCCAATTTTCTTCTCCGCACAACCAAATTCGATCTCATTATATCAGGAGATAATCACCAGTCGTTTCACTACGAAGCAGGGGGGAGGTGGTTGATAAACTGTGGAAGTCTTATGCGGAAGAATATAGATCAGGCCAACCACAAACCCTGCTTCTGGATTTATGACACCGAAACCAAACAGGCAGAACAGCATTTCATTCCCGTTGCTCCTTTCGAAGAAGTCTACGACCTTGTCACCGCCAAAGAAGAAAAGGACAAAAACAAGACTCTGGAAGCTCTTGTCAAAAAACTTGGGGAATCAGGAAACAAAGAAAAGGTAAAAGGTTTGAACTTCAAGAAAAACCTCATTGAAAAAGTCAATGCAAACAAGGATAATATCCACGATCAAACACAAGGCATTATAAACGGATGGATGGAGAAAGCAAATGCAAAATAATATTCAGGAAGTCAATATTGAAAGAGAACTCACCCTCCTGTCAAGCGAGATAGAAAGGGGCAAGACTGAAATGGAGCAGGAGAAGGGCTCCATTAAGACCAACGAGTCTCGACTTTCCGATGAGTTCGGATTTGATTCCACTGAGGAGGCAGAGAAGGGTCTGGTAAAACTCAAAGCGGAAGCCGCCGACCTTGGGACCAAGATCAAGGAGAAGTTCAACAAGTTGCGGGAGGACTACGAATGGTAGAATTCGACCGTGCCATATATTACAAGATGCAATCAGCCTTCAAGGGTGAGGCAGACGACCACGCTTTCTTATCTAAACAATTGACTTCATTAGAAGAAAAAGAAAAACGAGTCGAAGCTCTGTACACTCATACACTTGAAGCACGAGAGATAGTTCAACAGACAGTTCAAGAAACGGTATCTAATCTCGAAGTCCATCTGTCCAGTCTTGGCACAATGGCATTGTCCTCTGTCTCTGACCAATGGCCTGAGTTTTCTGCGGAGGTAAGAATTGGCAGGAACACAATGGAACTTCATCTTATGTTCAAAGAATTCGGAGTTCTGCAAAAGCCAAAGGACAGTTCAGGATTCGGTCCCTGCGATGTGGCCGACTATGCCATGCAAGTAGGATTCTGGTGTTTGGACAAAAATCGTCCTGTTCTTGTTTTGGACGAACCATTCAGAAACGTGTCTCCGGATCTCCAGCACAAAGTATCCCAAATGATAACAAAGATTAATGAGGAGATTAAAATTCAGCACATTATGATCTCCCATGCTAAAAATATAAACACAGCGGCTGACCGTACTTTCCTTGTTGAAAAAAGGGGCAAGAAAAGTTATCTAACTATTGAGAGGGAATAACTATGAAGGATTTTTCTAAAGAACGGGTGGTGGACAAATTCATGGAAGAAGAATTCGATGCTATTCCTCTTAAAAAACTTATTGCCTATGTGGATGAAATCTACACAAAGAATGACAAGAAAATCCTTGAAAGATGGAAGAATCATTTCAAGGATTTAAAAGTTCCATTTGCTATCACAAAAGCCGAATCTTCAACTTTTCATGGAAGGGTATACAGATTATGGAAACAAAAAATAAGGTGACCTATGAGGATTTTATTGATTTGGTAAGTTCATTTTGCCGCCACAGAAAGGTGGAAATCATGAACATTGCAACCATTCCTGACATTATGCAGGAAGATGAGATCCGAAAAAACCCGGAGATGATTATAGCCTTGAGGAAAACTTTCAATTCGCTTCTTTCGGTGGTGGGAATGATAGAACAGCTTATTAAGGAGGTTTCTGCTGACCAGTCAGAACTTGAACAACTCCAAAAGGAAATGAGAAATGAGAATAGACGTAACAACAACGGCGACCCTTCGTCCCGAACTCCTTGAGATCACATTCAAATCATTTTTGGACAATCTATTTGTTCCATCCGATCACACGTTTTATCTTCATATGAGTGTCGATCCTGTTGGATGTGATACAAATGAAATGGATGAAAAAAAGGATAGGATATTAGATATCGTTCGTGAGTGCTTTGGAGAATATCACCGAGTACGATTCCCATCAAGAGCGCACTTCCCAACAGCTTTTTTATGGGTATGGAATAGTGCTAATAAAAGGGAAGGCGAATATTTATTCCATCTTGAAGAAGATTGGAGATTGGATATTCCAATTGACTTTAACAATATGGTAAACATTATGGAAGAGGATAAATCTGTAATTCATCTTCGTTTATCCAAAGCCCCTTCTACCGAACTAACATGTAAAAACTGGTCTCAATTTCTTGACTGGAATGGAAAATACTTCGAAGTGAAAAAAGAGGAGAGAGGCCATATAGGATTTGCAGGGCATCCCTCCCTAAACAGAAAGAACTTTACGATAGATGCGGTCGATAATGTTGGTGTATCAATTAATCCAGAAAAGCAAATGAAATGGAGATGGCCGTGGTTTAAAAAATGGATGGGATGCCGTTTTGGAAGTTTTCATCCACAGAATACCCCTCCAGCCATTGTTGATATAGGACGACATTGGATGGTTGAACATGGTTGGGCCAAAAAGGGAAACAAAGCATGGTTCACAGAGTGGGAGCAGATTTAGAGATTATCAATCCTTTTGAAATTGTTAATACCATAAAAGTCAAAACTATAGACTTTTTGGCAACAACTGGAAAAGGAACCTAAGTACCTATATCTTGGAAGAGACGAAATATCTGACCTGCGTAAATTTATCATCTTCTCATTGGGGGGATTTACAGATGATGACCTAACAAAAGCACCGAAAAAGATAACAGAGTTTGATAGGATGTCGGTGTTTGAAATTGACAAGGACTCACATTTAGGAATAGGAGTGTAAAATGAAGGTCCATACTGAAAGTACAATCAAAATTACATTAATATTGGAAGAGGATGAAGCCAGATGGCTGAAAACCGTAATGCAAAATCCCATAGGAGTGGATCTGGCAGGTGAAAATCCAAAAGATCAGAGTTACAGAAGAAAATTCTTTGAGACCTTAAAAGCAGGATTTATAGGAGGGAAAAATGAGTGAACAAATTTGGATCATTGGAAAATTCGTTAAACAAATCGATGAATCTACAGTGGCATGGGAGATTCTCGGAGCTTTTCGGGAAGAGGAAAGTGCTATAAAAGCTTGTACTGAAAGGAATCATTTCGTGGGACCCATCGAGCTGGGTGTAAGACTTTCAGATGAGGTCAAAGTTTGGCCTAAAGCTTATTATCCAATAGCAGAGAAAGAGGATGAAAATGGGAGATAAATTATCTGTAATCATACCCACCTGTCTGGAGTGGCCCCAAGTTCTTTTCACTGTGCGTAACATTGCTGAGGAGTTACGGGATCGGGTGGACTTTGAAATCATCGTCATAGACAATTTTTGTGATGAGGTTAAGGCACAAGTAGGAGGTAAAGTGGATGATGGAACAAGAGAACACCTCATTGCTTGTGCAAAAGGCCATCCGTGGCTGAAAGTCCTGCACTATACAGATAAGCTGTCACACTGGCAAGCCAAAAATATGGGTGTGAAAAACTCTGAGGGCAATATCCTATGGTTTTGTGATGCTCATTGCATTATATCACGGAATGCTCTTTGGGATATGTTTCGTCATTTTATGATGCAAGAAGTATTTATGGAAGGAAATGCCACACTTCACCTTCCACTTACATATCATATTATGGAATATCACAAATTGGTATACAAACTCCGAATTGATTTACCGACTTCCTTGTTGGACTATCGATTCACAGCATATAATCCACCCGCCCACGGATTTCCAATTTATGAAGTTCCAGCTATGTCTACCTGCGGTGTCATGATGTCCCGAAAACTGTATGACAAAGTAGGGGGATGGCCTACCGAGTTGGGAATATATGGAGGAGGAGAAAACTTCCTTAATTATGTCATGTCAGTAATGGGAATGAAAAAATACATCAAGGTTGGACATCCCCTTTGCCATCATGGATCAAAACGACAGTATCATTGGAATTATACTGACCATAAACGCAATCAAGCAATTGCAGCATACATGGTCGGGGGCAAGGAATTTGCCTTAAATTTCATGGCACATTGCAAAGGTGACATTGGACATCTTCAAAATCTGACCTACAAAATGTTTGACCTTCAAAAAGATCACCGAGAACATATCAAATCCCAAATAACTACAACGATGGAAGACTGGCTAAAAAGGTGGACAACATGATTCCTATTAAAGAAAAAGCAAAAGAAGTCTTGGAAGGATGGAAAGAGAAACAAAGAGCATTCACAAACCGTGCAATCAAAAGATGGAGACACATTAAACAACCTTTTTGTGTTCCCTTCTCCAAAGAGAAAAAACTTCCGAAAAACCCAAGAGCATTGTTCAATTTGGAGAGTATGTACAAAGGAAAACGATACTCCAAATTGATGAAAAAGATCAATCCAAAACGACATATCGGTGAGTCCCTGTTCATGTTCAAACAACGGCGAAAAACCTCAAACAGACAGAGAAGAAAGAGAGAATTATTATGGAAGCACTCTGTGTAAAATGTGGGAAGCCAGATTACCTTTTTCACAAAGGAAAGAAAATACAATACAAACCAGCAAAGGGAAGTGATTTTACATGTTCTTCCTGCGTTCAAAAAAGTTTACATAATACTGAAAAGGAGGTAAAACGTGAGAGTAATTACCGATAACGAACTTAAGGAAGTTCTTGAAGTAGAAGCGTATTTGGAATCCAGAGAACAATATGTCGAAAGAATGAAAGAAGACGGATTCCAAATATTTGTGCCGGAAAAGAACGAACTCCAAATTGACATCGATTCACATATTAATAAGGAATTATTCCTTCAGAGGATTGAACGCATTAAGGAAGAATTCGATGGGGGTGTTTCCTATATATCCTATCCGTCAAAAAGCGAAGGACATGAACATATAATTGTGACCCTTGATCTTGATTTTACAAATGCCCAAAGGATTGCAATGCAATTGGTTTTAGGATCAGATCCTATAAGAGAAATGTTGTCTCTTTTCAGAGATTTCAGAGGGGATCCATGTTCTACGCTATTAGCAAGAAAAGAAAACTAAAACGCTCTGTATCACGTTTTAAGACGTTCGAAAAGAAAAGGCATAGCTGACTATGCCTTTTTTATTTGAGTCGTTATTTACTGTCTTATATGGCCGGTGAGAGGCAAGAACGGGCTATAATTAAGCTATCAATTCATAGAAAATCAAATGTAACAAAACTTCCAGCCTTTATGTTGCCGGTGTCGTTTATTCAATACACCATTTAAACAACCAACATTCAATCCTTTTTCTTTGGCGAATTTATTTTGGTTGTTAGCCACTACAATCTCTCCCGTTTCTATATTCTTAGCCATAAACCTCTTGCTACGGTTTGAGTTTTCGGCTTGTTCTCTGTGTGTTGCCCACCTACAATTATTAGGACTGTATCCACTATCATTATCTATCCGGTCGAGAGTAGTATTTTTCAATCCATATATTTTTACATGCGCTTCAAATGACACATTCATATCTTCCATAAAAAACTCAAAGCTTTTCCATCGATCACATACAGGTCTGTTTTTATAATCAGACCGACACTTAACCCTATTCCACATAGCTACAAATTTATTATGAATAGGAGTTCCAGTCATACCATGAGTCGTTTTGTTACTCGCAACAATATCCCTTTGCAAACATCCACAAGACTTGGTATACCCTCTCCTAACATCTGATAAAAAATGGGGTGTAGGAATTGCCACAATCACATTTTAGGTTTACTTTACCATTAGGCGATTGCTTCACAACAATTCCACGACCAAACCTGGTTCCTTTATCAACAATTATTTTCCTCATCTTAAATCCTCTTGTAAAAGAGTAGGTTATGCCAATACGCCCTAATTCCAGGCTTGTTTTTCCAAAGCTCCAATCCAAATTTAATCATTTCGGCGGTTGTTTGGACACGAGCATACCCAAGATTGCCAAATTTATCATCCCAATATCCTGGGAATTGACAGTTCACATGATAGTGTCCCCCCTGCCCTGGAAGAGCTGCGGAGATAAGAATACTGTTGGACAGACTTGTCAAATTCGCCACAAGAATATCCGCATACTCGGGTTCTATGTGTTCCATAACTTCGAAACAAATACACAACTCGTATTTTAATCCATGATCTAAAGGCTTCCTCAAATCATGGATGATAAGGTGGGCTTTGGGAATAACCAAATGCGGAACACAAGCATCGGTTCCTTCCAAGCCCATAGCACAAAGTCCTTTATCCATAAATGCTTTGACAATATCCCCTGTAGCACAACCTACATCTATCATACTTTTAGCAGGAATGACTTCTCGAATAGCATTCCTAACAATATTGGCTCTCCAATGAAGTTTGTAACGCCTTGAGAAAAATCGAGGCGGGTAAATCTCAGCAAGTGGTTTCATTTTATCTCCAGTTCAAATGGTTTCTGCCTACTTTTCGAATGATTGACATTCCAGCATAGGGACCAGGAATTGTAACAATCTCGAAATTCCTGTATTTGCGGTTCTTGAAAATCTTCCTGGCAGCCTCCCACGCATTGGAGCAATACCCATCTGCCAACATATGTTCCGCTACTGGGTATGTATCATGAAGGAAAATGAGTCCTGTACCTGTTCTGACAAATTCAGATAGGACATCAAAATCATGGAGCACAGCTTCCTTTCTGTGGTCCCCATCGATGAAAAGGATATCGATGAATTCTCCCGAGGGGTTCGTGTAGCTAATGAAGCTGTCGGAATCACCATGATGAAAATATTTTCCGATCTTCATCGATACATCAACTATGTCAATTCCATACGCATCCCTTGTAAATGGAGATAGAGAATTAAAGGAGTAGCCATTTCGAACCCCCACTTCAACATAAACATCCGGTTCCATGAGTTTCATAATCTCTGCCATCATGTGAACATGTTCTGTATTTCTCCACTTTTTAAATTTATACATTATGAGCCTCCTGTTGGATTAACTTAGTAATGTCCCCGGAACAAAGTAACCGGGAGTTCTTGTCAACTTTTTCATCATCCCAAAACCACCACTTGATACCAAGAAGCATTCCTATTTGTTCATCAGTATACCTTTTTCTGACCATATGGGCGGGGTTACCAATCCAAATTTCATATGGATTAATATGTCCTCTGACAACGCTCCCAGCCCCCACAACAGCACCATCACCAATAGAGACAGGAGCGATAAGAATAACTCCATAACCTATCCAAACATCATTCCCAATAATAACATTGCCCGTTTTGACACAAGATTTGTCTCCCGCACAGCTTGGAAAGTTATAAGGAAACATTGGCAAAGGATATGTTGTTATCCAATCGGTTCTATGTCCACTAAGTATAGCTTTTACCTCTGAAGCTATAGAACAATACTTCCCAACTGTAACTGTCAACCGGCCACGACCTACAATTTCAATATCCCCATAGGAATGGTCTCCTCTTACAAATTGTTCCATCTGATTCCTTTTTCAACATCATTGCTTTTGAGGATTTCAACCATAGCTTCCATATTGGCAACGCACGTTTCCTTCCCTGCCATGCCAGTATGATAATTCGTTATTTCCTCTCTGAGTTTTTCCAATCCATCAAGATCGGGAACCTCCTCAAACATCTTTATCAGATTGCCTACAAACTCATCGGTATTATCTACATCTAAAACAACAGCCGGACCCTCATACACAAAAGGAGCATGATAATTGTGATTCCCGATGATAAGAAAACAGCCACACCGCAAAGCTTCGATGGGGCCACGATCATTCTCCCCACATCCCCCGGCATGAATGAACACTTTGCTCCTGTTGTACAACTCACATAGTTTTTTACGTGGCACACCCCCCGTAATTGTTACGTCAAGGCCATGAGTTGCCACTAAGTATGGGATTTCATTAGATTTTACTGATCTTCTGGCAGCACCCGGCATGACACACTTGAGATTCTTCCCGGTTTTCTTTTTGTATTGTATTAGAGCGTGGATGACTTTCCACTGTCCTTTTTTATCATGAACATTTGAAGCCCCAATACAAATATCAAAGTCCCGAGGAATCTTCATAGGCTTAAATATATCAGGGTTTGTAGGTTTAAGAAATGGATAAATCAATCGATTGCCTTTATCCATCCAAATTTTTCTATAATAATCATTGAGTACAACATCCCAAAAAGGCCACCTTCCCCTTCCCGTATTTGCAGCATAAAGAACTAACCAGTGTTTACGCTTCATAGAAACAAGGAAGTCATGCCAGGTTCGAAATCCTCCTCTGACCCAAAAAATTGAAGGTTCTGGTGACAGCATAGGCCGTACCTGATCTATTGTAGGAACAACCCAACCCTGTATATTCTCACGAGTCACAAATTGTCCAGGGGTATGGTTGGATTCAATAACAATGGTAAGTTTGTCAATTATCTTCCTTTTCAACATATGAACGAGCATATAATAATATCCTTCATCCCTTATGTTTAAAGCAAATTTGTTTTGGGTTTTCTTGTTTGGATGAAATGTAGGATTGGATCCACTGGGAGCGGGACCGTCACACATATAGAAAAATACCATATTCATTATCGATACTCCAACATTTTCTGGGTATAAATTTGCTTCTCTTTTTTGAGGGTGGGGTGCATATCTTTCCTACATGAAACTCCAGGAACATGGTGGCATAGAACTTCAGAAGATTTCACCCATATCATTTTGAGTCTGTGGGTCCATTCCCAATACCAATCATCCCCACAGAACGTTTCAAGCTCTTTAGGAATTGGAGGCACAGAATCAATGATCTCTTTTCGAATACTCCATGCCCATCCCTCCCGTTTCCTCATTTTCAAGTGGGTGCCTATTACACTTTTAGGAGGAAGTAAAACCCCCTTCTCAGTTTGTGTGGTAGGACAAACAGCTCCTACTGTACCCCACCCCTCAAATATGAATTGAATGACTTCCACATAATTATAAGATATCCTGCAATCATCATTCAATACAGCAACATGGTCGCTTTCACATTTATCAAACCCCATCATCCAAGATTCATTTACTTTCATCATACGGTTTTGAGTAATGACTTGGACAAGTCCGTTTTCAATGGGAAATGATTTTAGATAGGATAAAGATTCATGTTTCCCATCCTCATGGGATATATTGTCTATAACAATAATTTTATGAGGGGATACAGTTTGGTTATAAAGATCGAACATCAGATGATAAAATTCCGCAGGACGAATTACAGGCACAATAATATCCATATTACCACCCCCTTGCTTCTGCAAACAACGGGGAGTATTCGTTCGTATATAACGTGTCCCAATTGTAATTTTGTCGGAAGAAAGTCTTGGCTTGGACAGCCTCATTTCGCATCATCCGACCAATGATGATGCGGGCAATGTCAATATAGTATTTTCCTTCATCCCCTTCAACAAAGAAGTCGTGGTGGAACGATCCAAAGTCATGAAATAGACCATGCCCCCCGGATATTTCTTCAAGCATTCGTAAGGATTTATTATTGACAGTAAGACAACCACTCGTTAAGGAGGCCTCCGGCAGAACCAGACCGAAGGACTCCTCACGAGTGGGGAAGATGAAAAGATTGGAGCAGGTCATAAGATCCCTTAAGAACCGTTTGGGAATTCCTGCTTCATATTTCGGGGTCTGAAAATCAGAAGTGAAAATAAGCTCAGTGGAATCAATTCCTTGAGTTTCGGCATATGCTTTATACCGATTTATGTTTTGTTTATGTTGGGTTGTCGTAGCCCATTGGTTGGCAATAACAAGGCATATGGATTTATTGAACTTTTTGAATCCGGCAAAAATCTGGATCAGTTTCTTAACCCGCTTTGCCGAAAGACGATCAACCGAAGCCGGATAAATCTGAACGATATCCGATTGCATCACCTTCGGATATTTCTTGATGAAATCCAGGGAGGCCTGATCGAAATCAAACCATGTTCTTAGATCCTTAATATGATGCAATGTTCTAACATGGCTCAGATTCCCCCTGAATTGTTCGGCAACGAGCAAGGCATCTGTTTTGTTGGGAAATATAATCTTATGCATGGGAGAGTAAAGACTCATATCCCAATAATCACGCAATCCATTAGGAATGCTGTGCAACCAATGGAACCACGGCATTCCATACAGCAGCATTGAAGCAGATCGGCAACCAAGACCATAAGGCATAAACCATCCCTGAAAAATGAAGTCATGGGTGAAAGCAATGTCGAAGTACGGCATTTCCTCCACGAGCATATTTTTCATCTGATCGACTGTTTGTTTATGATCCTCTGAAAGATCGGCTACTGATTGATAATCAATGAGGTGGGCAAAAGGAACTTTGGGAACTACTTTGATACCGTCAGGAACAGGCCATTTCTTGCTGTTGAATTTCTGGTTTACAAATACAGAAACATCATGTCCATGTTCCATTAACATACGGGCCTGATCTTGAATAATGGCTGTCAAAGAAAATCCCGGATTGAACTCCATGTGATTTGTGAGGATAGCTACCTTCTCCTTCATGCAAAACTCCTTTCCTTAAATGGATTGTGGCACTTTATTACATTATAACACATCTGCTATGTTACCATCACGGGACGAAATCATCTATCAAGGTAAAATTCGGATCTGTCTATTTGTTGTTTTAGGGGGGAGGATTCTGTGTCTAAAAGTCAAGGTCTTCCCCGATATTGCAGCAACAAGTATTTCAACTTTTGTGATAGCCATTCTATCCACCTCTATGGAGCGATTAATACTTCTTTCCTATTCTTCGGCTTCGCTGCAAAAGAAGCAAAACGTTTGACTCCACGGTAGTAATAAAAAATTCTCCACCATGACATTCCATCCTCTTTTAAAATCTGCTTGAAAACTTTGTCCGCATTTTTTCTAAAAGTTTGGGGGAGAAATTCTTCACGCATAAGCTGATACAAAGCATCATGGACAAGACCAGCCCGCATATTAGAAGTAGTATCAATCGTAGGGCCAGAGCAACCGTCCCACGAATAGCCACTTTTGATAGTAAGTGACCCATCCGAATAAAATGATATGTATTCTGAATGAATACCTTCAAAAAAGTGCCTGAACGGGAGTAGAACATGGTAATCTTTAGCCAATTGGTACTTATAGCCTTCCCTGTATCTGATTTTTTTATCCATGACTTCTCCTTTTTTAAATGCGTGTGGGAAGGGGGTAGACAATTCGACCCTGACCCCTACAATCAGCTAAATTGTGATCCCTTCCCACACGCAAACTTTACTTCAACCATATTACTTTTTTCGATTTAGTTTTATCATCGTCAACATGGATGAAATTCTTCCCTATTTTAATTCGATGAAAACCGACCGCCAATAATACTTTCAAAATAATATACCTGCTTCTGCTTCCATCACAATAAATATCTGTTGCAATTCCCTTCAAATGAGAAGACGTTGGTGATCCGCCAACTTTTGGATCAGAGTTATGCAATACACACCGACATCCAGAAGTAATCACAAATGGAATTTCAGCAATTATTCTTGCGGCAATAATTTTAAAAAGAAAGTCTTCATCCATATTATTCTTCCCACAACATGGACAATCAAATTCTTCCTTTTCAATATTAGGATATTCCATTTATCACCTCATTTAAATTGTTACGAATTCCAATCAATTTATCTTTCACAATAGCATTTCCAGTTAATGGCAGAGATATTGAGACCGATGGATGATCGTCCGAAAATGGTCTAACAGGGGGATCAATGTATTTGGGTTTTGACAATGGGGTATGGCCATCGATGATTATATTTTCTTCCGTTTTATTATAAACCCCTTGTGTACTTCCCAATATCTTCCCTATCGATCCAGAATTAGAACGAAACTTATTATTAATTTGAACAGCAAAATCATAGTTAAATCTGTCCGGCCTGTTTGCATTTACTGACAATCCTGCTATATCAAAATTGTTTCCATAATATAAAAAAACAGCAGAGCCAATACCATTATTAACTGTCAAATTTTGTAAGGACATTTTGCGTGTATCCCGACAGTAAATCGAGTATGCTCCCAAGCTGTTATTTGGATCTCCGAAACCGGTTAACTTCACTGAATTTAACTTTACTTCTTCAACAGGGGCATTCCCTACGTCTAAACCTGCAATTGCAAGTCCATGTTTCGGAGTGATATATGGATGATTTACTTCTGCTTCACAATATTCAATGCGGATATTTTTAGCAGCATCCCGTTCTCCGTCGCCACCGATCATCATCCAAGTGCTACAATTTATCGCATGACACATAATAAAAATAATGTCCTCACCACCATGCGTGTCATATGCTTCCCACGTTGGTATCCATACACATTTTACCTTTTGGATTATACCATGTTTGCTCCTTGAAATAAAAACATCAGAAGTAGTCATTCTGGTAGCTACAACACCATAAGCATTTTCAGAAGATCCTTGAGGATGTCTTGTTCCAACTGAAGATACTTCTCCATCATAAACCATAAAATTTGAACAGGACAAAAGCATTATCCCGGCATACTCTATATTTGATATTTTAAACCTTTCAACCTCAAAGAAGTCAACATAGGCTGGAATTATTCCTCCGAATCCAAAATCTCTTATCTCTGGATCTTCTATCCGAATGTTCTTCGTTTTAAGATTAGGATTGTGTCGATCTCCGACAGCAATGCCAATCTGATTCGGCATCCTTGTATGACTTCCACTCCCTCTTACTTGTGGATGCCGAATCAGAACATCATTGCTATTAACACGTATTCCTCCTATATCTCCCACGAACATATTTTCTGCCCCATCCTCAAAAAAAAGAGTACAAGGTTTGGACACCTGAATTAAACCGTCCAAAGTCTTCGGTTGCGGGAAGACAAATCGAGTATCGTTTGGCATCGTAGAAAGTCTTCCGTTAATATCCTGAAGGTTTTCTGCCGTTTTGGAGTTCTTATAAAAGATATGTTCTCCCATTTTATTTTTTTATCCTATCGTTTTTCCTGAAAGTTGTATAAAGTAAAAAGAAAGTAGATAATAACAATAATCCCGCTCGAACTTCAGGGAATGGAAGTAATACTCTCGGAAGATCAAACGCCCTACATATTGTAGCATTGGTTGCTGCCATCGCAACAAAAAATACCGAAATAAAAAAGCAAATATTAGAAAATGTATGAACCCTTTTCTGTTGACGGTAAGCAAGAGTATAACTAAAAACCAACAGAACAAGACCAAATAAAGACAATATATATAAGACGGCAGAACAAATCATCATAATTAACCCCCGAACAATTTAGGAATCACCTTCGATGCATTCTCAATCAAAGCATTTCCACCAACGGCAAGAAGTAACAAAAAAGCAATGATGCCGATTACTTTCGCTCCCTTTTTGAATATCTCTTTTATCCAAACCATTAATTCTGTTTTTATCTCCACTACCCCTTCCAGAATTGCATCACCTGTTTTGTGATGGAGGATAAATTGATCGTTGGATGCTTTTTGATTGTCCACTAATTGTTGAAGAAGATTTTTAAAATCATCGCTTATGTCTTGCTGCCTTTCAAAAAAACCATGAAACCTTTCATTGTATATATGAGTTTTTTCGAGAAGTTCAAGATACCTTTCCTCCCTTGATGGTGGCATTTTTTCTCCTTTTCCCCGATGAAAGAGAGTAATTTATTGAACCTTAAGTTCTTTCAACTCCTTGCGGATTTTCTTCAAAGACGATTTTTCTCCATCTTCAAAAACAGGAACCGTATCATCAAAAGGAAAAAAATCCCAACCCACGCTGGACGGATCTTCCGCAATTTGAATTTCTTCCTTTTTCTCATAATAGTAATCCAACACAGAATCGGTCCAATCCCGTACCGCAAATAATCTTGTTCTAACTGCTTCAGGGGTATCAGGATCAACGAAAATAGCAAGAAGAGAAGCTTGTGTCCCGGCGTCGAAATACTTATTAATTAATTGATGAAGGTCTATTTCGAGCCGAAATAAAAAGCTATCCACAGATGGTTTGAGGAAAGCAATTATATCAGGATGATCTTCTGCAAGTTTCTCTTTTGCCTCTTTTTGTTTACAAGCATAAACAGCGACAATCTTCCCATCAACCCGGTCTACCCAATAATTATTCATAATTTCCCCCTTGTGTCTACCCAACCAATTGTTCTCCCCCGCAATTTATTAGCAGTCGCATACTCTCCACGAGCTTCAATCTGACTCGAAGTATCGGTCCAAACTTCAAAAGTTGCATGGACCCAATTTCCGGCAGTTTCCCATGACAATGTAGCATTAGCATCACTACTCGCGGCATCGGCTTCATCTGGACTACGTACAACGATATTTCCAATTGAAGCTGCTCTTCCCCCATAAACATATAAAGTTGCTTGGATTCGTAATCCAAGCGGAACTCGTATGGCAAATTGGGTCGCGGCATTTGTCAATACGTCAGTAGTAAAGTCCGTAACATCTGATGTCCATAAGAAGTAATCGCCTATTTGTAAAAACGGATAAATATTTGAGGAGCCATCGGTAAGAACCGATCCTATTCTTCGATATTCGGTATATCCTGAAGGAATATTTGCAGCAGTAATACTTGTATCGAAACCGGCATCAATAGTTCCATCAGAATCTTTTCTAATCAAGAAGACATGATACCATGTATCGGCAGCTACAGAACCCGTAAACATTCCACCCGCATCGTCTCCAGCAGCAAAAGCTGCATCAATTTGTTTAGTTGTTTCGGACGCGAGAACCATGTCTTCTGAATTGCCGCTATCACGGCATCTTCCAGCCGTGATATTGATATCGTGGTCTGTATCACCAGCATCATTCGATAGAATAAGTCCAGTAAGATAGTTTTCGGGGAGGCCGGTGCTTTCAACCAATAACCATGCACCCGTTCCAGACACATTATCATCGGGAATAACCACATTTGGGGACGATTCGGCAGCAGCAGAGGTAGAATCATATTCGTGAATGGTATAAGTGGATTTATCTATGATCACAATACAAATATCACCATGACCAATAGCGTCATCCCCCGTTGATTTTATGTTGTCAAGATCATCTGCCCCACCACCAATGTAACCCTTTGCCTGACAAATATTTTGCGGACTTGCCATTATAATACCTCCTCTAAACTCACAGATATTTCCCCCGTATTAGGAGAAGATATAGATCCTTCTGGAGACTTATCTGTTTGAAATCTGGCATAAACTACCAGGTTCCCATCGTCCCGAGTTGCATCTAATCTCCAAAAACAAGGATTTGATTTAAGTCTTCTTCTAAAAGATAACAAAAAATCCCAAAATCCAGAATAGTTATTTTCCGTAGCATTCCTGTAAGCAGGGAATGAAAAATCAAAAGTTCTTATTAGGTCCCTATCCGTAATGTATAATGCCCCACTATTCAAACGTCTAACAGAACTCAAATCTTTGGATCCTTCTTCCAAATTTGGAACTGCCTGTCTCCAAGTATTCAACAACCCGGCTTTCGCTGTTCCTATTTCTGCATAAGTTTCAGCACCCTGCAAATACACTTGCACATTTTTTGATTCCGACAATGGAGCATCAAACTGAACCCATAAAGCACCAAGATCAGATTCATCCAAATCAAATATCTCATTCAAAGGGTCTTCTGGAGCTGAATATGGATTTAAAGCACCCACTCCGGAAACAGTGGTCAAGGATCCAGCCGTGCCTGATAAAAATGCTATGGATCCAGAACTGCTTATTTTTACAGAAACCGTGGACGCTCTTATGGCAGCAATACCTAACGCCTCCGCTCCTGCAGCTACAGTAAAATCCATTTTCATCCAATCATATAATGATCTTGCTATGTTTTTAGGATGATCATCAAGAGCATTAGATGCAGGATAATTAGGATCTATCTCCTCAGAAGAAGCACCCGTTATATGGTCCTGTGTATGTATATTTTGTATTCCATCAACCACTTGCTATTTCTCCTTCTCCTTCAAGCCATAAAGTTGGAACTTTCGCTAACAAATCGTACCTAAGCCTTCTTTGTCTAAACCAAGAAGACAAATCACTTTCTACAGCAGTATCAGCAAAAGAAACCTTTTGGCCCAAGTCTGGGAAAATGCCCAATTCAAAAGGAATTCCAATTGTCATCCTTGGACTGTTTTCAACAGTAATAATATTGTCCAAAGCTGTGTTAATATTGGCCTCGGTTGTATGATATGGAGTAACAGATAACACATTCCCATATGCGTAAGATGAATATCTGGAATAATCCCCTGCCTTTGCCTCGGCAACAGGAACTTTATACCAATATTTAGCAAATTCAAAATATTGGAATTCAGTAAAGGATTGTATTCCTCTATTTAAAAGCATGTCAATTAAATATGCCGTAGACCCTACAACCTCTATACAATGCGTATAAAACTCAGCAATGTTGGATGCCAGGTCAATAGAAAGATTTTCCCCACTTGTTGTATAAGTCACATTAGGACTTGACGCACGAGCATATGTGGTATCAACTGTACTTATCTCCGCAATGGCAGTAAGGATGGTATCTATAACAGTTTCCAAATCGTCATTGTAAGCCGTAGAATCTGCCACAGTTTCATCATAATCATCCGGACCATGCAAATCATAAATTACAATCCCAATCCCAAACTCACGAATATATCCTGTCCCTGTAAATACTTGGACTTTGGCTTCCTCAGTAGTTGAACTATGATAAATGGTCAAAGATATTTCAACAGGGGGAGGGAAGTTGCTTGTGCTTTCAAACAAATCGGGATCAAATTGAATAGACCCATATCTAAACTTGGCAAGCCCACCATGATCAGACTTAAGCGCATATTGAGGAGGATCAAACTTACCGACAAACTCTTTCCATTGATGGGTCAAATGATATGTTCCATCAGATATATAATAAAGAGTTCCCCCTATGGTTGCTTCTACCAATAACATTATCGGATAAACCTCCTGTTAGTAGTAATCCCTGCCCTTTGTGCGTCCACATATGATTCATCAATAAGAACCTTTACTCTGTCAGTAAGATCCTCCTCCCCAAGCATAAACTTAACGTTGGTATAAACTACAGGAGTAGGGATATTTGGCATCATATTTGCGGGAGATATCGAAGGAATAGATATTCCTTCTATTCCATTGCGTATAAGTTCTCGAAAGGTAGAAAGAGGAGCGATCACCTCCGGTTCATTTTCAGCAATCGAAATTGCTTTCCCGGATGCCGTTATTCCCGATACAGCCTCATCAATTACTCCGCCTTTTGCATATGCTCTCCCAAATGGTATATTAACATTAACTTGTGGAGAAAAATTAATGCTTTGTAATGCCGCAACAATCTTGTCAGCACTTGAAGTGCTGCTAAGACCAATTTGTTCGATCATTTCAGTAAATTGTTCCATGATAGTTGTATCGATATTCTCCAATTCCAACCTTAAATCTTCAAGCTTAATCTGAAGATCCGCATTCAATACTTCTATTTGAGCAAGGTAAGAAGTTGTCTGGTCGTCCATTACAGTTTTTACTTCCCGCAAATCAGACGTTACCCTATTGAATGTTTCTTGGTACACTGCCGCATCTTGGATGTCCTTTGCATACCCAAGGAAGGTACTTGCAAACCCTCTTAAATCTCCAGCAGACGCAACATCTCCCGCTTTTGCGGAAGAAAGAAATGCATTATAATCCGCCTGTGCCATTGCAAATCGAGTAGCTGGAGTGGCAAGCGGATTAAGATCACTATATTGAAGACTTCGGATAGTATCAACAATGGAATCTGCCATAGATGCCGTAGCGTCCGCCAATTTCTTATAAGCTTCAACGGCCCGTTCGTTTTCCGTTATGGCCGCTTCTATAGCTTGTTCTATGGACTGTCTATACTGCTCCGTTGCTTGCTCTATATATTGGTCAAATGCATCAGTAACTTTAAGGACACTTTCAAGGGATCGTGCTAATTCCTCCTCTGTATCAATGCTGAGACCTTCTAAAAACTCTGTAGGAAGGAATCCACCATATGTTCCCCCTCCAAGAATAAAGTCTCCGAGTTCTCCCTGTGCTGCTTCGAAAAAGGCAGTGGAAAGTTTATCGCTATACTGCTCCAACATAGACTGGATTACAGCTTGAGCATCCTCCTCCGCATATGTTCCCTGTGCAATGCTATCCACTGTAAAATCGGCCTGAGAAAGAAGGTCTTCGAATCCCTCTCTGTACTGCTCTGGAAGGGTTTGAATAATGCCTAAAACTTCCTCGTTGAAATTGTTTGTAAGGGATTCGATTCCCTCAAGGTAGCTGTTTGCGATAGGTTCGTACCACTCGTTGCCTCCCGGGCCATGTCGGATATCATGGGGGGCAATGCCCCGTCCGGGTTTGTATTTAAGGGCATCGTTGAGTTGGGAGTTCCACTCGTCCATAGTAAACTCTTGTCCATCATCTG